CGCGCCCATGCTTTGTTTGCTTTCTCATCTTTGCCATTCGTCCAATCTTCCAATAATTCATCACACATTTTTACTAGTTGCTTATTCATTATTTACCCCTTTATTTTACAGTCCAAGTTTTTCGGTCAGTTCTTCGTCACTCCAGCCGTTTAAGGCTTCGTTTATATCATTATCAGTAATTCTATTCGACAAATCCGTAATCGCTTCAATCTGAGCCATTTCCGCGCAAGCAACACGGTAATCAATAACCGCGCTTGCCAGTGTTGCCGATACCAATATAGCCGCCAGAATCAAAAGGAAATCTTTCATGTTTGCTTACCTCATTTTTGTTTTTTTCGTTCATAGTAAATATATCGGCGTTTTTTCGGCAGACTTTAACTCTTTTTTATATTTTAGTTCAAAAAGTCTACACTTATTGACAAATGTAGACTTTTCAGACCCTCGGCAATACAGCTTAACTTGATGCTGTGTGCCTCTGCGCCTGACTTTTTCAAGATGTTTGCAACTTAAACATGTTCTAAGCATTATTCACCCTTTCTGATGCAGCAATCAATCTGACAGCTTGCATTTCCGCGAGTTTGGTCTATTGTTTGGTCTAATTCATAATTATAATTTTCATCTTCAAGTCTGCAAAATTCAATAGTTACATCTTTCAAGCCATTCGCAATGATAGCCTGAATTTTACCAAGCGTAAACCACTGTTTATGCGCTTTATTAAAGCGTGAAGGCCACTTATTTTTCTCGTAAAGCGTAAATTCAGGAACGGCAAAATAAACATAGCCGTTTGGTTTAACCACTCTTAGCCATTCTAGTAAGACTTCTGCGGCATTCTCGAAGTGCTCAAGCACATGAGAGGCATAGAGAAAATCAAACTGAGCATCGGCAAACGGTAGAATGTGCGTGCTTCCATCTGGTAAGGTGTGTTGCTGAATTGGCTTCCCGTTCACAATTAGCGGGTCATTCCAGCCGCCTATTTCTAGTCCTTTGCCCTGAAAATATTTCTCGTAGTAACCCAATTCACCGCGCTTTTTCGCTAATTTGCTTGTTTCATTCATTTGATAAACCACCAATCCGCGACCTTTTCGCCGTCATTTTTCGCATGAAAATAAAGTATTCCGCGTTCATTGCAGAATCGTATCACCGCTGCGCTTGCCCTGCCGTTGTCAGCCCAATCGTGACCAGCAATCATGCCGCCGTCCGAAACCTGCGGATACCATGCGCAAAGTTCTTTGTAAACATGTTCAGGCGCGTGGCAATCGTCGATATATAGGTAATCAATAACACCATCTTCAAACAGCTCTGCCGACTCGATAGCCTCTTTCTGCATCACATGCACGTTGTCTTTATCCGCAAATCTTTCAAGCGTCTGTTTAAGCCACTCCTTGCACTCTTGGTTATAATCATCGCGCCACGAATCAATCAAAACCATTTGATGAATATTCAGCGCGTTGTAAATTCTTTCGGCGTTTTCGCCTGCTGCAACTCCCAACTCAACTGCCGTAACAGGCTTATTTTCAAATAACTCAACTGCTTTTTTGAGTGATTCTCGCATTATTTTACCCCCATCATAGGAAATTTTATTAGATTGTTGTTGATTAAATCTTCAACGATAAATTCTTCTGATGCAAAATCGTGTCTCTGACCGTCTTTCGGGTTCCACTTCTCATCAATATTATGCTTTTTGCTCTTGAAAAAATCAAACCCTGCAATGTGCAACTCTTTCGGCTCGTAGCGCAATATATCAAAGATTGCAGCTACCCCGGTTGTTGGTATTGAGCCGATTGCGCAAAAATTGCTGATAAAATTCGGTATTGTCTGCGCAAAATGATGATTGTTCGATAATAATTTTGCTCTCAAACGCTGCACAAATCTGAAATCACCGCTTTTCCCTGAAATTTCTCTGCCTCTTGTGTGTCTTGTAAAGCAGAAATTAAGCGGGTATTTCAAAAACAAAAACTTCGGTTTGTCACGTTTAATGCGCTCTTCTACGCCCATGATTGAGTTTCCAAAGAATGAATAATAAACATCAACCCGTTTGCATTCGTTAAAATGCTCATAGTTGTTTGTTCTGACAATCCAATCGAAGCTATCAAGGTAATCTGCATCAGCATTAACCACACAAGGCGCTGAACCCAAAACAATAACCTTGCGGCCTTTGAAGAACTTGTAAACATCATCTTCTTTGAAGCGCATCTTTCAACCCCTTGTATTCATTATCCCACACAAAGGACGTGGTTACTTTACAGCATACCTTTTTCGGTGTGATTTGTCTAATAAAATCACTTTTACTATTGCGGATTTTATCAGAGAAAACCACTAGACAACGCTTATTTAAGCCTTCTGCTAGTGCTGTTGACCAACCCTGCTGACAAACGATTAAATCTGAGCCGCGAAATAGTGCAAGAGTTTGATAATAACTATCGCTCCGAATTTCTTCGGTGCCAGCATATCGCTCTAATGCGCCATTGGTCAGGTGAACGACTTTATACCCGTTCTGCTGCAAATCTTTGATAATGCGCTCAATTACCGCCCTATCGGGTATAAATTCGTTTACGCTATTCATTCCTTTATAGCCGCAAACTAACAGGGCGATAGGCTTGTGTGCTATTTCAAATTCATCAGGCGATTGATACCCCATATCCTCAAGCTGTGTCGTATCTGGGTTGCTCTTGCCTTTCAAGTAGGAATATTCTTTATCTACAATGGCATTTCTATCAAAGGGCAGGCATTTAACTGGCAAATGCTCGAAAACTTGCGGGAAATTAGTTAATACCTCGACTCTGTGCCCGGCGTCTGTGTAGCGACCAACTAGCGGCTCAAGGTAAATTGCATCACCGAAACCACTCAAGCCTCTAATCTTCATTGAACAACCCCTTTTTGTCTGATTTCAGCACAAATACCCGCGCTTCCCTGCCGCTTGGCATGGTTATAAAACATTTTTCAAACAATGTGCAACCCTGCCGCAATTCTCTATCTAAGCCATTCAGAACGACCGCCCATTTATTTTCAAAGTTTTAACGTCTTCAGGAAACACAAATCGGAACCTTTTAAGCCGCTCTTGCCAGTATTTTTTTGTTTCGGTTGTTTCGTCACACCAACCTATACCAAAGTAAATCAATTTGCAAGCGCCATCGAGCGAATAAATCATCTTCTTTTTGTCGTCTATTCCAATTTTCCCGACCAATTCGCAACCATCTAGCACGATTCCATTTGTTTCCTGAACTTCGATTAAATGCTCAAAAACGGTTTAAGCCATTTATAGGTTTTTTCTAGTCTTGTCATTCTTCACCTCTATATCCAGCCGCAAACATAGCCCTTGCCTGTTTCAAAGCCCGTTCTTCTGCTCTTTGTTTTGCTTCCTGATTGCCGCATGGGTAATAATATTTTTTACCCGACTCACCGTATTTCACGTAACAACCCTTTTCATCTCTACCGCGCATTTCCATATTATTCTCCTATAAATTCAAGTAAAAGCGGGCTATTCTTGCCAATTAGCTGCAAATTGCCTCTGTTCCATAAATTACCAGCCTCTTCAATACTGATATCAAACTCTTTTGCAACGTCAGCGGGTTCATGCAGCCAATTTTTAAGCCTGCCAACCTCAAGATTCCACGCCTGCATAAATTCTTTTCTTGCCTTGATATGTAGATTGCCATTTTTATACAAGCGATACTCAAACACGTTCAAGCCATCTTTGCCGATGCAACGCTTTTGCTTGCCATCTTGTTTAAAATCTGTTACCCCATCATTATCAAAGCCAAGATTGCAGGCAATTACCGCAAGGTCTGAAAGTATGCACTGATTCCGATTGTGTTCCCATTCTGAAATATGGCAGCGTGTGATAATGCGATAATCAAGCAGATATTTTTCAGGCATATCTTTGCCATTATAGCGCCACGTGCCCTGTTTCCAAACAGTATTGCTCTTGTATGCCTGAAAACCATCTGAGCCAGTAAAATCATCAAAAGCCTGCAAAAGCTGCTCTTTCACATATTTGTTGTAATTTTCAATCGTCCAAACAATGATTGTCTTGATATTTCCCTCGGTATAATCAAGTTTCTGAAACCAATTAATCTCATCCAAAAGCTTTTCGCGGGTTCGCCAAGTTAATCGGCTGTTAATAGGGCTTAGAATGTCGAATGTTTTAAGCCAATAACGTTTTTTCAGCCCTTCAATATCGGCTTTAATCTTTACTATAACGCTATTTTTATCAATTCCAAGTTGCTGCAATAATTTAAAATCAATCTTTGCAAGCGATAAATAGGCCGCCATAAGCTCTTGCATGTCTTCGCGGTAGTTATTGCACAGTTCTGCTACCGTATCGCCGTTAGCCTGCTTCAAACCGCTTGTATTCTTGGTTTTTTCTTCAACCGCTTCAACTTCTTCGGCAACCTCAAATTTTCCGATATGTTGTTCGACCCATTTTGTGAATAAATCTTCTTGATTGCGGCATTGTTCACTGTAAATTCTGATTAAATCAACTTTGGCGCGTGCGGCCCGGTCTGCTTCAAGAAAATCGTAGCTACCTAATACGGTTAATTCGCCTTTATTTTTTAGCATGGCGGCAAATTCGCCATCGTCTTGCCATCTTTGCGGGATTACAAGGTAAATCAATGTCGCTCTGACTTCTGCGCAAATCTTATTGCACCATTCTTTAAAGCGTGAATAAGGCGGGTTTGAAAAACATACGTTAAATTCTTTGTCGATTAGAACAGTATCGAAGAAATCACGGCCAATAATGCCGATTCCGCGTCTGATTAAATCATCAGCTTGTGCGTCCGCTATTTCGATTCCAAGGCGCTGTTTTATATTAATGCGCTCTTTTTCGCTGCCTCGCATGAAGTCGAATACTCTACCATCGCCGCTGCCAATATCTATAAAAGAAGGTATAATTATTTTGTGCGTTCCCTCTTTCCAATCATCATTTTCACGCGCAATAAAGGTATCCTTGTGGCCGTATCTAAAGTTAAAATCATCGCCCTGAGCCATGCTGACAATATCGGCATTAACGGCGTTTAAAATCTCATTAGTTGTCGGGTAAAACTCAAAGTCTTGTCCGTCCTCTTTAAGCTGTAAAATCTTCTGGTTGATACTCATTTTTCCACCTCTTGTTTAATCAATTCCACAACCCGCGCAAACTCTGACGGGTGAACTATCTGCTCAAAAATCTTATCTTCGAGCAAATCAGGCAATTCAAGCATTTTTTCAGCATATCTGCTCTTTGCCAGTTCTGCTGCGATTCTCCGCAGTCTTTCATCATTACCGAAAGGCATTAAATCAAACTGCCTTATCATGTCCTCTGAAAGCTCAAAATCATATTCGACAACGCCATGCCTGCAAAATCTATCAGGCGTGCCCGTTATTGTGCCATTGGGGTCATAACTGAGCATTGCAGGCATGAAACCATGCGGCGGTCTAAGTCTGTTTGCGTATTTGTATGTCATGTATCACCTCGTTTATTTGATAACTCATCATAGCACAGTTTAAAATAGATTGCAAGCTTTTTATTTATTCCCGCAATATTTACAATGCAAACCATCATAATCGCTTGCCCCGCATGATCTGCAGACTGGATAAATAGCCTGCCATTCTTTTTGGTTTTCTGGCAAAATCTTTACCAAATATCCGCAACAATAAAGCGTATGGCCTGTTTTTTCATGCCAGCCAAAAAAATTAGAATCAGAATGTAGCGCCAATTCGCGATATTCTTTTGCGGTTATTTTTACGCAAACTGCACGCGGATTAGCATCAATAAATTCTTCAAACTTTTGTATGATATTCATAATTAATAAGGCAGTTTTACAACATGCCAAGGTTGCCCGCTCAAAGTCCGTGTTTTAACAAAAATTCAGGGTGAATATACTTGAAAGATTTCAGGCCGCTGATATTTTGATTCTCCAGCCTAACGACAAAGCCCTCAGCGGTGGTATCGGCTATCTTTGATTTATTATTGGCCTGTAATTCTTTTACAATTTCAGAGATAATCCCAATGCGATAGCTTATTCTGGGCACTTCTACCAACCCAAACATATTAACGATTGTTTTCATGTTCAAGTGGCTTTGCTGTTTTGTTTCTCGCGTTTTTTCATTGCAAGTTTTCAGATTGAAAATAAACAATTCAGAAGCGTTTACGCCGTATTTATTGCCCTGCACGTTCGGCGCTAAGATTTCACCCTGAATAATCAGATAATCGCTGTTTTTCAAGCTCATTGCCTTGTGCATCGCCGCCATTTTGCCGCGCAAATCAAGCTTTTTTGCAATCTCCCAATAAACAGAATTATCTGGTTTATCGAGCATCTGATTGCGGCTGCAAACCATGAACTGCTCAGGCTTGAAAAATCCTGTTTTCGGTTTGTAAATGTAGGTTGCAGATGTTCCATCAAGCTTTTCGGTAATCTCAATCGGCTGATTGTTCCATGACTCAAAAATGCGCGGGTTAATGTTCTGATATCGTTCTTCGTCTGTTTTGCTGCAAATGTGAATGGGAAAAGGCATTGCGCCAGTCTGCCTGCGATACATTCTACCAATTAGCGGCACTTTCGCAAGCCATCTCTGCCACCATTTCAGGCGGTCTTTTGGTCTTGTTATTTTTGCCTCTTGTTCGGCTTCTGGGTCATGCTTTGTAACTCCAATTATATCGGTAACATCGTCACCCTCTTTAAACTGCTTATTCGTGAACTCTTTCAGTAATGAAAGCGGCTTTGCAAGACCCTGAGAAAGCTGCTTCATGCACTTGATAGTTTTAACTCTGAATTTACGTGGTCGCATGAACTCAAAGCATGGCTTGTCAGGTAAAATGCTATCAATTTCAAAATACACGCAAAGGTCATTAGGCACAAACTCCCCTTTTTGTGCCACGCACTGCCAACCATCTATTAATACAAGACAGATGTTTTCGGCTTTCGGAATTTCAATTACTTCTTTTATTCTTCGGATTGTTGCTAGTTTTCGCACAAATACCCCTCCCTTTATTTAAAACGACATTGGCATGATTACAGTCTGAAACTTATCATCATCGCCAGCAGTAAACAGCGCCGGGTAACTTGGCGTTGTCATTCCAATCGTAATTTCTTCAACATCGGCGGCGGCAATGAAATCCTGCAAAAACTTAGCGTTGAAGCCGATTTTGATGGGCTCTCCGCTTGTTTTGCAGCCGATAGCCGTTTCAGCTTTGCCGTTTTCTTTCGATTCCGACCACATTTTAATTTCGTCGTGGCCGAAATCAAGCCAGATTAGAAAGTTGCTGTTTTTTGCAATCGGCAGAAGCGTTTTAATTGCCTGACCAAGCTCTTTTCGGTATGCTTTTGCCGTGAAACTGCTTTCTTTTGGCATAACTCTATGATACGCCGGGAATTTACCGTCTACGAGTCTTGAAAGCATCATTACCCCGTCACGTTTAAATACAAGCTGTTCTTTGTAAACGCCTATTTCAGCGTCAGAACACTTGTCAAACATTGCAGCGGCTTCATTCGCGGCTTTAATCGGCACAATAAACTGCTTTTTCAATTCATCGGCAACCTGCATTTTATCAAGCTGCTTCACTGAAAGCCTTTTGCTGTCGGTTGCCACAAGGTGAATGTTTTCGACAAAATCAAGCAAAACAGATTTTTGAACTGGATTGCCGTCCTCTACTGACGCAGCAATTCCAGCCTGCTTGATTGCCTGCGAAAGCTCATGCCCGTTAATCTGCGTAAATTCGGCATCAACGTCAGGAACGGGCGGAAAGTCTTCAGCGTCAAGGCAATAAACACTGAACTTGCTTTTACCGCCGCCGATATACAATTTGCCGTCTTGCACTTCTAGCTGAATCGGGAATAAATCACCGCTTGGCATTGATGAAATAATATCCTGCATCAGCCTTGCGGGAACGGCTATACTACCTTCCTTGTCTATGCTTGCAGCACATTCGGCAATCATCATCTGCTCAAAGTCTGTGCCTACAAATCTAACACGGTCGTTTTTTGCCTCAATCAGCACGTTTGCCAAGATTGGCCGCGTTGTTTTGCTTGCAACCGCTTTTATGGCGATTGAAACAGCGTTTAAAAGCTCACTTCTGTCGATTTCAAGTTTCATTCGTCGTTGATCTCCTGTAAATGTTTGGTTTTTGCTTCGCTTCCGATATAAAAAATACCAGTGCCCATTGACTTGTCTAACCACTCGTCAAGCAGCTCGTGTAAATATTGACGATACATTGGCGTAATTTTATTAAAATCACAGCAAGGCGGACAAATATCACTTTGGACGCTATCACCGTTTTCATTTTGGTAATCAATCTCTCCGTGCACTCTGTTCACGTGTTCTCCTTTATTTTGGTCAGCTTATCTATTAACATTTTGTGAATAATGCCGTTGATAAGCTCGGATGCCTCGTAACTACCGCTTACCTTTGTTTTTCGCGGCATTGGCAAGCAACTCTCTGACTTGCTCATCAATCACGTTTTGCAGCCATTCCTCGGTGCAATACTTTTCGATAGATTTTGCAACCATCGCCGAAAGTTCTTCGTTTCGCATCAAAAATGCGTGTTGCACCTTTTCTCTGATGTTTTCCAGTTCAAATTTAATTATGTTCATTGCATTCCCCTTTCAAAGCAGTTTCGCGACTTGCTTAGGTCTGTTTTGTTATGCGCTAATGATAGGGCACATTGAAAAATAACCCATTGGTCTGCAATGCTCGCGGCCATCATACATATATACGCCGCGTTTGAATACGTCGTCCCCATGCTTCAATGTCAGTTGTTTGGCGGTTCTTTTCAGCACTTCAAAGCGGAAAATGCACTCACTATCGCACGCGCTTCTTGTTGAATAGGTCTTGCCAGTTTCAAATTTCATAATCACACCTCGTTTTTAATTTCGCACAAATTGATATTAGCATAGTTGATTTTGGATTGCAAGCATTATTTATTCCCATGCCTTTGAGTATTCCCTATCCTTAAAAAGAGCAGCCAAACCAGACACCTGTTTTAACCTTAAAAGCTCATCCGCGTCCATGCCGATATGTTTCATAATCCAATCGTCACCCATTCCAGCCTCGGTTAGTTCAGCAACGATATTAACCATTAAGTCTATACTGTGAGTCCCCCTTGCTCTGTTGTGGCGAATGGTTGATGCCATTCGGTTTGATAAATCGCGTTGCTTTTCTCTAATTGTGGAAACAGGAATATATCCCATCGTCGATGAGTGTATTTCGCTAGAAATTCTTTCGCTTTTGCGCCTATGAAAACCATCAACAATTTTGATATTTTCCTTATCTGGAAATGCCACAATTGGCATTGTATAGCCGTCTTCAACAATAGACTTTATCAACAGCTTCATTTCAGGCGGTGCAACTGCGTTCGGGTTGTATTCGTTGGCCTCTACCGATTCAGACTTGACCCATCGCACAAAATCTACTGGGTGATGCCTTAAAGGACTGACTTCGTGCAATATTTTTCGCGCTTCGTTTAGTAATTCTATTTTTTCGTCAGCGCCATTGATAGTTTTTACAAATTCAGCAAATTCTTTTATTTTTTCTATCATTATTTTCTCCTAAATGTTTTTATATTTTTGCAAAGCATCGTGTCTTAGCTGTTTTTCGTATGTAGTCATTCCGTATCCCATGTATTTACAACTATAATCGTTTTTCAAAATAGTAATGCACATGCGCTTCCACGACGGTAAATTGATAAAATAGCCGCTCTCGATATTGTCTGGGTATTCTTTAAATCGAATTAGGACAACGTCATCTCTGCCTTGATAGATTTTCCCCGTCGGTAATCCCAACACTTCAAATTCATAACCGGATTTTTCTATGTCTGGGATTGCTGATTTTAAGATGGTTGCGCCTTTATCTAACCAAACTTTAAAAGTAGATTCAAATTTTTTTCTGAACATTTGCCCGATATATGGCGGCAGAGTAGATAGCAGGAATTCGCAATAACTTTTCCATGTATGGCCGTTAGGCAACAAAATAGAACGATATCCCATTGCTTTTGTGCCACCATAAATAGCTCCAAAATTAGCACCATTTACCCTGCCAACAAGCCGCGCCCATTTATTCGGCTCTATTGCTCTGTGCAGGTTTAAATTAGTCACACCCTCATCAATAAACGCGCTTGCAACTCGCATATCAACCAATTTTAAACCAGCCTGATAATACAAATCATAAAGCTTATTGTAATCAAAACCCTCACGTGCATTCGCCGTCCAGATATCCTCAGTTTGCCAATCATACATAATATAGCCATTATAACGGTTGTTGCCCATTTTGGTTGTCCACTGTTTGCCTTTATAAGCCTCGGCCTTATCTATCGCTACGGCTCTCCATCTGTGGACGCTTTCTTGTGCTCTAATGCCAATTAAGCCAATGGTTTTCTTGGCGTTTTTCTTTTTATGAATCCATTCGTTAAATTTTAAATCAAAGTCCGTATCTTCGATGCCATGAAAATAAAAATCAAAATCGTGGTTATCTTTGTGTAACACCGTTAAGCCGTTTTTTAATTTGGGATAATCTCTAACCCAGATTTCTTTTTCTTCTTCATTCCAAGGCAACCAAAAGTTTTTGAAAATAGACACGCCGCATTTTGTTTTGTAACTCAAGCAAACCCAATATAAATCAACCAAATCGGCATTATCTTCAACCATTCTACGAATAAAATCTTCTGTAAAATCATAACTGCCTTCGTAATCCATGTAATAAACCGGCAGTTTTTTGGTAATGCCATTCTCGCGCATGTATTTAAACATCATATTCAGCATTACGCCGCTGTCTTTGCCACCAGAAAACGAAACGTAAATATTGTCAAATTCTTCAAATAAAAATTTGATACGATTCATTGTTGCATCAAAAACATTATCTAGTAGATATTTTCTGGTTTTACTCATAGCTTTTTAAGCACCTCTTTTAATTTTTCGTCAGCGCCCTTTTTCAGTTTGCGGATTTCCTGTATTTCACGCTGGAAGGATAACAAAATGCTTTCCTTTTTGTCAAGAGATTTCTCTATTCTTTCATCAATTGTGTCGCACGCAATAATGTTCACATAATGAACGTTTTTCTTTTGGCCTAGTCTATGCTGCCGATCTTCGGCCTGCACTCTCTCACCGAATTTAAAATTATTGTTATAAAATATACCATAACTACTACAAACAAGCTCATTCAGACCGTGCCCACCGGTCGCTTGCGTGCCGACAAAAAAGCGACGGTGTTTTGTAAACAAGTCGGCCTCGCTCGCCCTTTCTTTTTCATTTTTACGGCCAGTATATTCGCTTGCACAATCTTCGCCGTATTCTTCCCTTAGCATGTTCAGAATACCGTCTATATCGTGCATGTATTTCGCCCATATCACTATTTTTTCATTTTCGGGTATTTCGTCGATAATTTCTTTCAGTAGAGCAATCCTGCCGTGTTCCGCCTTAATTGTTTCCTTTCCAGCCAGCCAATAGCCGCTGCAAATTTTCTGCAGGTCAGTAAAAAGATTAAAAACATCGGTAGATCTAAACTCATCGTATTCCTCGATTAACTCAAAAAACTCATCTTTCCGCGCTTGATAAACTTGCGACTGCAACGGAGTAAGCGAGTAATAGCGGCTTGAATAGCTCTTTTCCGGCAAATCTAAGCACTCCGATTTTCTCACTTGATAAACATACGGCTGCATTTTCTTTGCAAGCAAGTTAGTATCATGCGCCCTTCGCACAACGCCCGGGTATTTGTCGCTGTATTCAAGGTGGTTAGCGGCAAAACTGAAAAAACTATTGTATCCTAATATTAATGTTGACAAAAAGCGAAACTGTGAAAATAAGTCTTTAAATCCGTTGCTTGTCGGAGTTCCCGTCATAATCATGCGGTATTTTGCCTTTTTGCCACATTCGGTAATCCATTTTGTTCTATTTGCGCTGTGGTTCTTGATATAGGTCGATTCGTCGCATATTACAGCAGTCTTTTCATCACACAAATTTAACGCACAGAATATGACTCTCTTGCTATCGCTCATGCTTTCAATGCCAATTATGTAATAATCAGCATCCGGGATTTTCCCCTGTTTCGTTTTATCATCAAAAACATAATAACTGGCTGTTGTATGCTGTTCAAGCTGGCTTGCTATTGTTTTTTTAACCGACACAGGGCAAAAATAAACAACTCTACTGATTTTATGCTGCTTTAAGCGCAACCACTCAAATGCCGTAAGCGTTTTGCCCGTGCCCATATCGGCAAACAACGCGGCGACTTTAACGCCTTTGAGTTTTTCAACGGCGTCTTTTTGGTGTTGCATTAACTCAGTCGTTATCAAGTAGTTCATCAGGTATCTCTTTATTGTTTAAATATTTTTCTAGCTCTGAAAGCCTATTTAACAGCATTTCTCGTTCTTTTTTGGCGTTTTCACGTCTTACAATGCTATCAATTGCTTTGATTCCGTTGCATTCACCGAAAAAGTCAAGGCAAATCTCAACCACATGATTTTCTTGCAAGGCTTGAAAGCGCCATTGCCTGCGCGAAGAATCCCAAAAGCCGCCCAACTTTCGCGCGGCTTCGCAAAATCTGACATGATACGGCGACTGACAATAGCACCAATCGCCGCTTATAACTGTTTTGCAGGTCATGCTCTCATTGTGTGAGAAGGACGATTAATATATTCAATCGCATTATCAGTGGTTTTCTGGCTATCCATTGTCATTTCGCGTTCATCCTCTTTGGCAGTCCAAGAAATGCCACCGTTGAAAATCATTTGACGATTGCCAGTAAGACCAAAAATATCGCCGTAGTTTTTGCCGATTTCAAGATTTTTCATTTTCATTTTCTTTACCTCATTTATTAAATTTTAACCACAAACAAATCATAAACCATAATCTGTAAAATTGCAAGCATTATTTTTAAAAATCAATAACGTTTGAGTAGTCAGCTTTTGGCTTGCCTTTGAAACAGCAGATTTCATCATCAATGTCAGTTACTATTGCGGCGACCTTTGATGCGTGTTTCTTGTCTACTACAATGACTGGCGCTTTCGCATCTTCAACAGCTTCTATACCGTTGTCGGCAAGAACCAAAATAATATTGGCTATCATTTCAGAATCAACTATCATGGGGGCTTCAAAGTGAATTTTCATTTTTTTACCTCTTTTTAATTTCGTTTCGCTCACAAACCAATCATAACATCAACAAAAACAAATTGCAAGCAAAAAGATTAAAAAAACACCCGGCCATTTCGACCGGGCAAAAAGTGAGGTATTATGATGACTACAGCGAAAATCTTAACAAAGTATCTGATACACGGCCTTTCTTGTCGTATGCAACCAATCTGCACCCAGACTCAGAGCCAAGTCCAAGATTAGCAGCATACTCGTCACCGCTGCAAAATGCGTTGTTGTAAAACACCGGCACGTTGTCCATGCTCTCGACGCGGTAACAGTGGTAATGTCCTGCCACAATCTCAAGCAAGTTATGCTTTCTAAGCAGCTTATCAAAGTTTGATAGCTTCTTAGTTTGGTGCCCATGCAGCGCAAGCACATTGTAATCAAAAAACGGTATCAGCGCCATGTGATTAATTGTTTCGATAAACTCAATCTGTGCAAAGTGTTCAAACTTGCAGCGCAATCCCCATGCAGTAAAACGAGCAAAGCTCTCTTCATTTACCCTTGCGCTGCCACGACTGATAAAATCATGATTACCTGGTGTGTGTGCAATTCTAAGCCTGAATCCACGCAAAACAAGCGTTAAAAACATGCTAGAAAGCGACTCGACAAGATGAAATATGCTGTCCACCGCGTTAAGACTCTGCTTACCGCAAGAATCATGCGGCGGCGCGTGAACATCGTCACCAAGCAGCGCAATCGTCAGTCGGCAGGGCTTTAACTTGCTTACAATCTGCTCCGTCACGTCTACAAAGCGCTTTTTCATAATGTCGATTGAGTAGTCACCGAGAAAGTTAGAAACTTCAAGCCCTGCGTGAAAATCCGTAGCAATCAGCATGTATTCGGTATCAGATTGCTTTATCGGCTTAATCTCGTATGGCTTCGGGTCGATAGCATTGATTTTGCTGGCAAATTCATCAGCCCAAAACTCGGCCTTGTGAAGCCGCTTAACTTCGTTTTCAATGTCGGCAAACTTGGTTGAGTGTAACTTTTGCAGCGCATAGCGTTTTTTCGCAATTCTCATGCGTTCTGCTAGTTCATCGGTTGTCAGCGCGTCTATAGTTTCCGGTAGAAAAGGTATAGAATCGTGCGTAAAGTCTAGCGCGGTCTTAATAGCGAAGAATTCTGACCTTGACCAGTTCATTTGCAGGGCTACTGCGTTCATTGTAAGCCCGGCGATGCAGAATAGCTGCATCGCGTGCTCAATCTGCTCTGTCGTGGCTGCGATTTGCTTATTCTTGCCGTATCGTATCAAATAGCCGGTTTCGGTGCGTTCAACCTTTGGCTTGCGCTCTACCTCGCCCTGCTTTTCTTTTTCTTTCGTTCGAGGCGATCTACAAATATTCTTTGCTCGAATATAATCAAACTTTTCATTGAATTTTTTGTTGATCTCTTTGGCAATGTCATTATAGCCCTTGCCAGATTCGCGCAATTTAACCGCAAACTCTTTTATTTTCTTGTTATAGTCTAGCAAATCAACCCTCCCGCGTGCATAATAAGTTTATATTATCAGTTTGCAAGCATGTTTGCAAGCAAAAAAATACCCGGCCATGAAAAATAGCCGGGCAAAATGAGAGGTGAGAGGATTTGGAGAAAATCACGTAGACGAATCGAACGTTTGCAAATCGCGTTGCAAAAGGTTTTTAAGGTAGCACACCGCGCACTCCTTGCCCTCTAAGCTTTTCAGCTCAGATTCGGTTAATTGTCGATCAACCTTTGCGGTCATCACTGCACCACACTTGCAAATCACTTGAACATCGAACATATCATACCCCATACGTGTTTAATTAAGCCGATTATACCACAAGGCAGGTGACTTGTGCAAGCTTTTTTGAAGTGAATTAGCGCAACGTGCCGGAATGGTATTTTATTGCAGCGGTAAAAATAGTAGGTTCCCGGCACTTTTTCAGCGTATCGGCATGTTTTGCATGTTTTCATAGATTATTGCCTTGTTAAAAATTCCATGCACTCATCAAGTATTCCAATAGATTGTAATTCCGCAATAATCGCATCTTCTGCAACAGCAGAAAAATGAGAACTATTATACGCCGGATTTCTGTTATATTCGGCCTGCGCGAGCCTTGAATGGCTACTAATTAGCTTAAACAATACGTTTTTGTCGATTGATATTTTCATTTCTTTTATACCACCTTATTCCCGTTCAGCTTTCCCCGTCTCTGCACGCTGATTAGTTTCATCTCTCGTCCCTTTCTGCCGTCCGGCTATTCCTGCGCTGCTTTTGGTATTCTTCAACGATATTTATAATCCGCTCGCAATCAGAGCATGTAATCCGGCCAGTAGCGCCAAATTTGGGTTCTTCATGATGCACGTCTTCGTCGCCAGAAGTATCTAAGCCGCAAAGAGTGTAGTCCGCTTTCCCGAGCAAATGGGTTTCTTTGCCGTTATCCGTGAAGGTTGTTACAAACATCCCTCGCCCCTTTCTGCCGCTTCGAGGGCGGCTTTTGCTCGTCTATACTCCATTGGCCGCCAGCGCTTCAAGTCGTTGCGCCTACATTCTGGCCCCGCGTCTTTGTCTTTTGGGTTTTCGCCGAATCCGCATGTATCAAAATTCCAGCTTGCGTGATTGCCGCAGTTTCGGCAGCATCGCTGATGTCGCACTAAAAACATTAAAGACTTGTTTTTATCGCGCTCGGCCTCCAGTGTTCGCATCAGCATTTTGTTTTCGCTTTCAAGTCGGTTTAGCTCTGAGATTAACCGCGTGCTGTCCATCTACTCGCCCCTTTCTGCCGCTTTTAGCACGGCGTTAAATTTTCGCTGGAATAAATCAAGATATTCCTTCGGGTAGTTTTGCGTGTTCAGCAAAAACTCTTCTTTCAGACACCGCTCAAAGTGCTTCAGCCGCTCAATCTCAGCCCGCGCCTCGGCAAGCTCTTTGCACAGTTTTTCTTCGGCCTCCGCCATAGAATAATAATCAGCCGGGGCGACTTTGCCCACCTTGTATTTTTCAATCTCAGCTTTAAGCTCGGCAATCTCGCGCTCAAGCCTTGTTATGCGCTGCCGCAAAACAGTTATAAGGTTGTCAAATGGCACGTCCTCCGGGCAACATGCCGCCTCCCTCTCTTCAATATCGCTCAACTGTTTTCGCAGCTCGGCGTTCTCGCGCTCAAGCCTCATTATTCTCGAATCTTTGCTCATCGCTCGCCCCTTTCTGCCGCCTTGGTATAGCGGTATTCCATTGGCCTCCAGTTAATAAGATCATGCTCCCGGCAATATCGGCCTGTAACCGTATCCTCGCCAAGGCCGCAAACCTCAAAGTTTGCCGACCAATGATTTCCGCAGTTCCGGCAGCATCGCTGATTTCTGACTAAAAACATTAATGATTCATTGTCTTTCTTTAAGCGATTATTTTCGCGCTCAAGCCGTTGGGCAAGTTCTATCAATTCTGGCTCTCGCCTGCACCACGGGTTACCCTTGACGTGTTTGTCAACTCTCGGCGTGTCGCTCATAATTATTCACCTTTCGCAGCGCTGATAGCCACTTTTAACTTTAAACATTTTTAACTCCTGCTCATTCATTTTCGTAACATCCCGGCTTTTCTGTAAAGATGCAAATCGGCGGGTTATCATTGCCCCACCATCGACGAGCGAGTGATTTTACGTGTTCAGTTAATCGGCGCTCGCACGATATATTTTTGCACTCAAGATAATCGCAAAATGTCGCGTCTTTGTAGCAAAGCATTTTATACCTCCATTTCCCATATTCTAGCATGTTTTTAATTGGCTTGCAAATTATTTTTTAAAGGCAGGCAACAATAAAGCTACCCGCCAGAATTGTTAAATTAAGCCATGTATTTTTTTATGACATTCTTTGCAAACGGCCCGCAAATCCCATAAAACCTCACAATAAAGGCTATGATAATTTACGTGGTGAACTTGAGTGGCGCGACGCTCTAAGCAAGATTCACATACTCCGCCAGCCCGTTCTATTACTAATTCGCGCCGATGTTTCCATTCGTCAGATTCAAGATAATCCTCATATTGCTCGTGTTTTTGAAGCCTTTCATTCTTGTATTCTTTGCGCTGCATTTCCATTTTTGCGTCCGTAAACTTTGCAAGTAAAACAAGGTCAAAGTCTGGCAATTCTTTTACATTTTCCCCGTAATCCTTCGGCCACCATATCCCGCCTGTTGGAGACTTTACGCGCTGGCCGCAATCAAGACACTGGCAGGCTTTGTGATAGTTGGCCTCTCCACCCTTTTCAAATCTCCATTTACAAAATACTTTTCTTTCGTGTGTGCAATCCATGTTATTTTCCTTTCTTGGCTTGTGGTTTTAGCACGCCAAGCTTATCAATTGATGCAATTAAGCATCGGGAAACAAAATATTTACTCCTTTCTATGTTTTTTCTTGGTTAATGGGGCAATAAAGCCAATTTCATGAAATATCGGCCCCTTTGCGTCTTGTAAAAAGGCTAATTTTGATCTAGTTCCCGGCCCGTTTCTCGCTGCTGCAATCAACATTATTCTGTTTGCCTCTGCCATTTTTGTCATGCCACCGGATAGCTTTATTTCTTTGTCTTCAAGTTCGCAAGTATCAAAAATAAGCGTGGTTTGTGCAAGTCTTGTAAGCATTGCAGAGCCTTGGACATCGCCTGATGACCGTTCAACTCCTACGCCTCCGCTCCCCTTTGTGGTATGACAAACCAAGATTAAAGAACATTTACCATCTTGAACAATCGCGCAACAATTTCTTATAAAATCCGCTTCAAGTTCCCAAGGCTTATTTCCAGAAAAATCAATCTGACTCATCGGGTCTATCACAACCATTCGTGATTTTTTTGAAGCGCGTCGAAGCCAATTAAGCACCTTCTCTGGCGTTATTTTTGGTATAACAGTTTCACCTTTTTCGTTTTTACAGCCGACTCTTGGATTTTCAGTAACATTAGACAAATAACCTTTTAATTCATCTGCTCGTTGAGCCATTGCAGTCGTTCTATCACAGATTGTTTCCGAACTAGTATCTATCATAGAATAGCTTTTTTCAAGAATGGCAAGCATTCGCCAGCCCCATGCCTCAACATCGTCTTCTAGCTGTAAATATGACCATGACACGCCCATTTCGTGAATGTGCTGAATAATATTCATGGTTAAAAAGCTTTTTCCTGCTTTTTCTGCACCAGCAAGCACGGTCACAGTCTTTTCTCTGAATGCTTGCGTGCTACCAGTTATTCTAGGCCAAGGAAAACTAAGCGGCTTGCTTTTGCCATTTTCCTGATCTTCAATGCTTTGAAACATTTTATCAATTTGTTTGTCGGCATTAGTAATTTTTTCTGTTGAATCAATGCGCTTTAACTGAAACGTCCTGCCACCATGCGCCAAAGAATGAAGATTCTGTTTTCCTTCTGCAAGGTATAAAATACCGGTGCGATGATAATTATTATATTCAGGCTCTATCGGGTCTAGCGTTATGCAGCCATGATATTTTTTCGGTTCATTTAAGACATCTTCAATCGTCATCGCAACTTCTTCACCATCAATTACGACAACTATTTCAAAATCACCCGACAAAATCCCGCCATGATATGCCCGCTGATAAAACTCTCTAAGCTCTTTTTTTCTGTTTTCTGGCACATTTTTCAGTCTTGATTCAATATGCTCTGCCTGCTTTTTTTGGGCTTCTGGCTTCAGTCGCTTCTTTTCGGACAAAACCAAGTCTTGATAATTTTTTAGTTCTGAACCGGAAAGATTTTTTATCGAAGCAGATTGCAATAAAGCATGAGTGCCAGAAATTATATCAGGCTCCCCGCGTTTTTGTTCCAATGGCATATCACAAAGCGCCCCGCTCGCAAAGTCTAGCCGATTGGGTTGCCAAACAGTAGCATCAACGGCGCTGCGCTCAAGCAATGCACCAGCCGCGCTAACAAAAATATGACCATGACCAGCCAACCACATGCGCTGATGTATGATTTTTCCTATTCTGGGTATTTCGCTGGCCTTATCGACAGCAAAATATAACCGCTGACCTTTTAAGCCAACCATTTCTTTTTTATCGTCATAAATAAAGCTGCTACTAGACGGATACCAGATTTTTACAACGTCTTTAAGCTCCGGCATAGTCTTTGAAATTATATTCAAGAATTTTTCTTTGTCTAATCCAGTGTCGTGATCTATAAATAAAATGCCCGGTTCGCTTGACCAGAAAAAATCTTTATTGGTTCTACTCAGGTTTTCGGGCGTGCGATTGGCTTCCGTGGTTAAATTTTTTGATTCTCCAACGTTTAAACCTCTAGGAACGCCATAGCAAAGCGCCTGATTATGCTTTAATCCGGGCAACATCATGGCAAATTCAAGCATGTTTTTTATAGAAATCAGCTTAACAGACCCGCTTGTCATCTGGCCGCCTGATGTTTTTATCAGTTCGCCATTTTCAAGACAATATCGCTTTGTTAAATATGCCGGTTGTTCCGATGTAATTATTGAAAATTTTATCATTCAAGTGCCTTTTTAAGCTTTTTTAATTCTTCCTGCTGCTTGTCTCTTGCTTCTCTGGCTCTCTTGGTGGCTTCCGCTAATTCTTGCTCTTGCCGCCTCATGCCTTCCGGGTCTTTAAGCCAACATTCGGCCTCTATTGCCTCAAGAATTGCTTCGTCGCAATAGCTTTCAGTAGCAAAATCTTCTTTTTGAGATTTTACTTTATCCCAAAACAGCCCTTGCCAGCCATTTTCCATTGAAATTGTCATCGCCTCAATGCTTCTGTCTATTCCCTCTTTTTCAAAGCGCTTTAATTGTGCGGCCATTGTAGTTTCTTTGAGGGGTGCCTTTTTTTCTTTGCGATGTTTTTTCCACATTTCCCATGTTTGTAAAAAATCACTACAATTTAAAGATTCTGGAATTTCAATTTCTGATTTTTTTTCTTCGATTACTACTTTCTTTATTTTCTTTATATTAATTTCTTTTGAAGGTATCAATATTGATAATGGCAAATTATCTTTTTTGATAACGTTCTTTATCTTTTTTGATAACGTTATCTTTTTTGATAATGGTTCCCATTTTTCAAAATCCTTATTAATAGCGTATTCCGATGCCATTCTGTTATCATTATTGATAACGTTATCTTTTTTGATAATGATAATTCCCATTTGCTCAAGCTTCTTAACGGCGCGACAAACAGCCGGTTTATTCAAACCGGTTAATTTAGAAAACTGAGCAAGCGCAATTGTGTCTGATTTTTTCCGAAAACCATACGTTTTTCTAATTATTACAAGCAAGACTTGCATAGCCTCGCCAGAAATTCTTATGCTTGCCAGATTTTCAAGAATTTCATTGGCTATTCTTGTATAACCATTTTCCAACTGAGCCATCTTGACCGCCTTAATTATTTTCGTCCTCGGCAAAAGGTATGATTTCAAGAGCCTCCATTAGCTTCTGATAATTTTCTTCTCTCGGCGTTCCAATTCCACTTTCCCATAACCTAATGGTCATTAATGAAACTCCGACCTTTGCAGCAAGCGCCATTTGCGAATAGCCTTTTTTCTTCCTTATCTCTTTTAAGTTTTCCATAAAACTCCCTTCAAAAATTAGTTATAGCTATATTAACACTTTTAACCCATTGAGTCAATAATTATTTCAAAATTAAAAATAAAAACTTTACTTCACACAATCCCATAAGTATAATATAAAAAACTATAGGGGGAATTATGACAAGAAACAGGGATTTGTCAGAAGTAAACGAGGCAAGAAAACAGATTTTGCAAAGAATGATTGAGCTTGCACAAAAGGGCTATCGCTCAACCGGAAATGGTAGCGCGTTTGAAACAGCATTGCAGCAGCTTGGATTCAGCAAAATGAGCTATCAGGCTATTTATGTTTGGGCGCGAAAAGAAGCCCCGGAAATGCTGAAAGAGTATCAGCAAGCAGTAAAGCAAACAATGAAAAGCGCGGGCGGCGAAAATCGTTTTGTATCGCGACCGGCTTTGATTAAAGCCATTATTGCAGAGTTAAAGGCGGGAAAGAAGGTCGTAGCGAGTCCTAATGCAATAGAGGCGGCTTGTAATTCTCTTGGAACCAAGGTTTATCACTGGGCTACTATTCACAGATGGCTTAGAGACGTTACGCCGGAGCTGAAGCAAGAGTTTCATGCGGCTGTTAAGGGGAACAAGAAACAATCTAGCAAGAGTGAGGCTTTAAAAAATGAATAAAAATGCTTGTAATACGGGTATTGAAAATGTGCTAACCAAAAAACTGATTCCTTATGCGAATAATGCGAAAAAACACTCCGAAGATCAGGTTAAGAAAGTCGCCAGTAGCATAAAAGAGTTTGGTTTTAACGCACCAGTCTTAATTGACAAAGATAACGGTATAATTGCAGGTCATTGTCGTGTTATGGCGGCTGAATTGCTGCAACTAGAAAGCGTGCCATGTTTGAGACTGTCGCACTTATCGGATTCACAGAAAAAGGCTTATATTCTGGCAGATAATAGGCTGTCAGAAATTGGCAGTGAATGGGATTATGAAATGCTTGCGATTGAGGTAGAGTCAATTGAAGACGAGCTTTTAAGCTTAACAGGTTTTGAGCGTGACTTATTGGGAAGTTCAAACATCGATGTTGATTCTTTTTTTGAAGATGCAGAATCGAAAGAAAAGCAGCCAAAAACTGCAAAATGTCCAAAATGCGGGGAGGTTTTTGAAGTATGAATAAATCGGGCTTAATTATTTTATCCGGCGGAATGGACAGCACTACTTTGTTATATGACAAAAAAGACGATATTGCTCTGGCAGTGTCTTTTGATTACCTGTCAAAACACAATCAAAAAGAACTGGCCTTTGCCGCACTTCATTGCGCCGAATTAAATATTCGTCAGATTGTGATTGATTTATCGTTTATTAACAAGCACTTTAGATCGTCTTTATTGTCATCTGGGGAGGAAATTCCAGACGGACACTATGAAGACGAAAGCATGAAAAAAACCGTTGTGCCGTTCAGGAACGGTATTATGTTGTCGATTGCCGCGGGTATTGCGGAAAGCAACGAGCTTAAACGTTTATACATTGGCAACCATGCTGGTGACCACGCCATTTATCCCGATTGCCGAGAGAGCTTTATTCAAAACATGTCTAGCGCCATAACAGCGGGCACTTATTTTGAGGTAGAAATTTGCGCACCATATACCAATATAGACAAAAGAGCTATTGCTTTAATCGGCAATAAAATTGGTATTGATTATTCCAAAACTTGGACTTGTTACAAAGGCAGAGATGTTCATTGCGGGGTTTGCGGGAGTTGCACCGAGAGAAAAGAAGCTCTTTCTGGCTTTGATAACACGGGTTATCTTTCATGAAAATATATCTTGCGGGCGTTTATTCACGGCCATATTTGATTGAAAAGTTTAAGCCTGAAATGATACTGGAAAGTTTTTTTTACGCAAAAGGCGTCATTGTAACCGCAAAAGCACAACACCTCTGCATGACTGCTAGAGGTGTAGAAAAACAAAAAAGCGAAATGATTACAAGCGCCGTCCGTGGCGTTTTTAAAGAAAATCAAGGTGCAAGACAAGAATTTTTGTCATTGGTTTCGCAACTTGATTCTTGATTAAATATGTGGTAAAATTACCACAGGAGTAAAAACATGGCAGCGCCAGCAAAATATAACGAAAACACCCTGCTTCTAGCCGAAGGACTAGCTAGATGCGGGCTTTCTGACGCTCAGATTGCAAAAGAGCTGGATATATCAACCAAGACCTATTATGAATGGCTGAAGAAATTTCCAGAGTTTGCCGATGCCGTCGCAAAGGGCAAGGCTCCCGTTGATATTAAGGTTGAGAACGCGCTATTAAAACGCGCTCTTGGCTATGATTATCAAGAGGAACACACTGAAATGACCAGCGACAAGGAAGGCAAAAAGGTAATCAAAAAAAAGGTTATAAAAAAGCATGAAAAGCCCGATGTTGGCGCTCAGATTTTTTGGCTGATTAACCGCATGAAAGATAAGTGGAAGCAGCGTCGCGACGAGTCTGAAAATATCGATGTTGAAGAAATAAAAGAAATATTAACCGAATATGTTGATATTGTGTCTGGAAAGAAAAAAACTGATGTCAGCGAATAAAGAACAGATGCCACGATGGAAGCGGCGAATGTGGCCTATGATTGATAACGCCGAAGGTTTGCGATTTACTGAATCCTTGCAACGATTTGAGGTTGTAGCGGCTGGCCGCCGCTCGGGTCTACGTTTGCCCTTGTCTTAATTGGCGGGGGCAGGCGTAGATAAAATGGAAAAACCGAAAGAGCAAAGCGTAAATTTCTAATGAAGGCAATCGCGGGCGACCGTCGTTTCGATGACCCTAGATATGCTGCTTGTGCTCCAACTCAAGGGCAAGCAAAAGCGATTTTCTGGAATGATTTGCTTGCTATGTTGCCGCCGCAATTTATTAAAAAGGTAAATAAATCTGACTCAAGCATTTTCTTGATAAACGGCTCTGAAATTGTAATTGCTGGCCTTGATAATCCAGCCAGAATTGAAGGGCGCGGTTTCAATGATTTTTTATTCGATGAAGTTGACGATATAAAAGAGGACGCATGGGAAGAACACATTTACCCTTGTTTCGTAGATAGAGGCGCGGGCGCGATGTTTACCGGCGTGCCGAATGGCCTTGCAAAGCTTTACGAATTAAGCAAATTGGCATTAACCGATGATGAATATGATTTTTTTACATGGAAAAGCGCCGAAGTTCTAAGCCCGAAAGAGATTGCAAAGTTTAAAAGCCGCATGGACGATAGAACCTTTGCACAAGAGTTTGAAGCCTCTTTTATGAGCTTTTCGGGCAAAGTGGCCTATAATTTCAGCCGCAAGAATTACGAGCATGAGCTTTATCACGACTTGCACAAGCCGCTTTTAATCGGCTTCGACTTCAACAATGCGCCGGGTGTGGCTGCAATAGCACAAGAGCAACTAATGCCGGGGCAGTTTGAAGAAAAGACAATCGGAAATGAATCGGTAAAAGTGCCTGTTTCGGGGCTTGGCTTTATCGGTGAAGTATGGATTCCGCGCCATTCTAATACGTTGCTTGTTTGTCAAAAGCTTTATGAAGATTGGCAGCATCATCAGGGCGAGATTATATTCTACGGCGATGCAAGCGGTGGCAATAAAACTGCGCAAGGTATTGGCGGCTCAGATTGGGATTTAATCAAGAATTTCTTTAAGCAAACAAAATGGGCAAACCGCATTAAATACGAAGTTCCAAGGGCTAATCCGAAAATAAAAGCAAGAATAAATGCTACTACTTGCCTTATTAAGTCTACAAGTGGTATCATCAGATTAATGATGGACGCGGTAGCAGTGCCGTATATTATTGAAGATTTCGAGCGCCTGACGGTCATAGAAGGCACGGCGGGCGAAATTGATAAGAAATCTAACAAAAACATCGGGCATATTTTCGATGCAGCAACTTATATTATTGCAGAACGCTACCCGGTCGACGAGGCCGATAAAGTCACTAGTCAGGAGTGGTAAACAATGGCATTTAATGAATTACCGAGAACTATAACGGGCGATAAATCACCGGCATACAAGCGGCAAGAAGATGAATGGTTGATGATAAACACGCTATTGGGCGGCACCGGGGAGATGCGCAAGGCTAATACTCGCTATTTGCCTATGCTCAAAAATGAAACTAAGCTGCAGTATGAAACAAGGCTCTATAAGTCGGTTTTAGCTCCATTCTTCAAGCGTGCCGTAAATTTCTCGGCAGGCAAGGCTTTTTTCAAGCCATTGCGTATTGAATCAGCCGTTGAAAAGGGCGAAATTAGCGACAACATGCAGCTTGTTATTGAAGATGCTAACCGCAAAAATGATAGCCTTGCCAAGTTTGCACATACTGCATTCAAGAGCGCATGGGCGAAGGGATTAGGCTATATTTACGTTGAAGCGCCTGCGTTCGATAGCAACGAAATTAAGACAGAAGCACAAATGAAAGCCGGTAAATATCGGCCATACATGCTTTATTTGCCAGCCGAAGATGTTCTGGATATTGAAATAGACGAACAAGGCAACATTATCTATGTGAAGATGATTGAACGCTATACCGACTTTAACAAGGCAACCAATGTTACCGAAGAAAGAATTAGATTGCGCGTTGTTACCCCTGAATGGATAGGCGTTTATGAGCAGCCGAAACCAGTTACAGGCGCAACGCAGAGCATTACCGCTGTTTATTCGCTTGTTGGTGAATCAATGCCTAACAAAATCGGCAAAGTGCCTCTTGTGCCTATTTACACGGGCGAAAAGCAGGCAGAATTTGAGTGCGCAAGCGCGTTTATTGATTTGGCTTATACCAATGTGCAATACTATCAGGACGAAAGCACACATGAAAGCGCAATCAGCGCGGCAGAGTTCCCGATACTTTGTTTAACTGGTGGCGATGCTTCTGAAATTACGATCGGGCCTTTTAAGCTTGTTGGAGTTAAAGACCCTGCTGCAAAGCTTGTCTACGTTGAACATTCAGGCGCGGCATTAGAAGCAGGTAGAAAGAATCTTGAAGAGCTCCGCACAAAGGCCGCTTATTGTGGTATGAAGGTTCTTTCAGGCGATACCGCTAACGGTGCTGATACTCAAACTGCAACCGAGGCAGAAATTGAAAGCATTGATACCAATTCAGATTTGAAAGTGGCCGCCGATAACTTCATAGACTCGCTGAATATGGCTCTTTGGTATGTCCAGCTTTATTTGGGCGAAGTGAAAAGCGATACCGACAAAAGCAAGTATAAGGCAATGTTAGAAGGAGTTTATACTCTGACAAGCAAAGACGTTAGAGAATTGGCCGCATTGATGGAACTAGAAAGAGATGGAAAAATGCAGCTCGAAACTCTTTATGGTGAAATGAAGCGCCGGGGCACTATCTCAGACGATGTGAATATAGAAATGGAAATTGCCTCTGCTGAATTGAAGCAGGAAAGCGTAATAATCTAACATGTCACAAGCCGGAAACAAGCTCAGGGATATATTTATTGCTCACAGTTTCGACCTTGAAAAAGTGAAAGCATCGTCTGCACGCGCAATTAGTCGCACGATGGACGATTTAATCCTTGAGCTTGTTCGAGAGCTTTATCAAATAGACCCTAATGGGGTTACTAGAACTGCATACCAACAAGAACGCCTTAAAAAACTGCTATCAATGGCAGACCAGACGATTAGAAGTCGGTTTAAGCTGATTGCGGGCGATGTTAAGAAAGAATTGATAACGCTTGCAGAGATTGAATCATTGTTTGCAGTAAAGGCTATTAACAGCGTATTCACTGTTAAAATGGCTGATTACGTGACAAGCAGGGAAGTATTAACGCGATTGGTTGATAACACGCTGATTGAAGGCGCACCATCGGCTGAATGGTGGGGCAAGCAGTCAGAAGATTTAAGAGATAGCTTTTCACGCGCAATGAGAACGGGCGTTGCAAGAGCTGAAACATTGCCGCAAATGGCCGCAAGATTAAGAGGCACGCAAAAGCCGGGAGTTTTGGGCGTAACTGGCAATATTCCGGGCGTGACTAATGAGCAGATTCTTGGTGTTACTTATGACCCCGGATTGATTAAAAAGGCAAAACGCAATGCCGAGGCACTTGTTAGGACTAGTTATCAGGCGGTTACAAGTGCTGCAAGGAATGACGTTTATCAGGCAAATAGCGATGTGGTCAAGGGCTATCAATTTCTTGCTACTTTGGATACACGCACAACACAGGTATGTATTGCTTATAATGGTTCTACGTGGAAATTAGATGGAACACCGATACCACCAACTAAGCTGCCACTAAGACAACCCGGCCTTCATTGGGGTTGCCGCTCGGTTATGCTTCCATTGCTCAAAAGCTTTGAAGAAGTGCTAGGCTTGCCCGGTATAGAGCAAATATTGCCGTCTACCCGTTCATCGTTCAGCAAAACCGGTCTTTCGGGTCAGATTTCAGAAGATATAACCGCTGATAAATGGCTACAATCGCTGAATGTAGCTGAAAGAACTTCGATACTTGGAAAAAAGAGAACTGAGCTATTTGATAAGGGCTTGATTAGCACAAAAGACCTTGTTTCTAGCACGTCAGGGGCTACTTTGTCGCTGTCTGCTTTGGGTGATAAGGTTAGGAATAATAAATTTTACGGGGCTGCATAATGGCAAAGAGAGCAATTATAATTGGCGGCGCTGAATCAGTCTGGCGCGATCTTGAAACCCTTAAAGATATTGAGGCTGATTCTAACATTATCGCAATTAATGACGCTGGTTGCGAATATGACCAAAAGCTGACTTGGTGGGTAACTTTACACCCTGAAAAAATGTATAGCTGGATGCAAAGACGCGCCAATAATGGCTTTAACATGCAATTCAGGTCGGTAGGATTTGGAAATTATCGCAAGGTTCACAAGCTAACGCATGAAATGTCTGATGATTGGGGCGGCTCAAGCGGTCTGTTTGCCTGCAAGATTGCCCTAGAAAAGGGCTATGACGAAATAATACTTTGCGGCGTGCCAATGAATGGTGATGCTAATCTGTTTCGTGGTCAGGCGTGGCAGGATTTCAAATCATATCGCGGCGCATGGTTAAGGCACTTGCATCAACTATGGGGCAAAGTAACGTCTTGTGGCGGTTGGACTCAAGAACAGTTAGGAAGCCCTGAAAAGCCTATAATAAAAAAGCGTGCAATCGTATTAGGCGGCGCGGCTTGCGTTTGGGAAGATTTCGCCAAAGTTAAGCATTTATTGCCCGACTCTGCCGTTTTTGCAACAAATAACGCGGGATGGGCTTATCGTGATAAGTTAAACTATTGGGTTACTTTGCACCCTGAAAGTTATCCAGCGTGGCAAGAAAAGCGACAAGCAAGCGGGTATAACATGGATTATGTTTCTATAGGCTTCGCGGAAAGCCATAAGGCCATTAGATATACCGATGAAATTATGAACCAGCCTAGCGATTGGCGCGGCTCTAGCTCGCTGTTTGCGATTAAGGCGGCATTTGAGCGCGGATTTAATGAGGTTATTCTTTGCGGCTGCCCGTTGGTTGAAATGCCCAACAAATTCGACGGCAACCCGTGGAAAGATTTTAATACCTATCGTGATGCGTGGACAAAAAACATTGATGAGCTGAAAGGCCGTGTATATTCAATGTCTGGCTGGACTGCCGGGTTGTTGAATAAATATATCGTCAGATTTTGTGCTATTCTTAGGTTAAGTAAATTTTAAAGAGGTGAAAGAATGAAAAGAGAAATTTTGTTCCGAGGGAAAAGGCTTGATAATGGCGAATGGATTGAAGGCGGTGTATGTATTGGCGACAATTGCACGCATATTGTCAGACAAATAACTCAGCATATTAAGCGCGATGACTACGAGTGTTACGCGGTTGAAGTATACCCCGTCACGGTTTCGCAGTTCACCGGCCTAACTGACAAAAATGGCAAGAAAGTGTTCGAGGGCGATATAATTGAGGTAATAACTTGCGGGTTTAATTCAGAAAAGTTTACCACCAGCATTGTTTTTTCTGATTGTGCGTTTCGCATGAAAAATGGCAGGAACTTGTTTTATTTCGGTCAAAAAAACATGACAACAATGGATGACGCCAGAATTATTGGCAACATCCACGACGACCCAGACCTGATGGAGACAAAAGAATGACCCAATTAACCGAACAACAAGCCTGTAAAATGTTTGCAAGAGCCGAAGAAATGTTTATTCTGCTTAATGGCTATTGCGAACAATGCAAGAAGGAAATACCGCCAGAGCATTGCGAAGGGTGTAGAATTGGCGCGGTTATTAAAGAAATTATGGAGGCGAAATGAGCGACAAACAAATACAAAAAAGAATTGAGCTTTTCATAAAATCCGTTTATAAATTCGTGGGCTTGCCTGCCATGCGTAGGCGTAGTAACGAGGCCGTCACTCATTCGTGGCGGCTTCTGCCTTTTCTGGGAATTAAAAAACCCGGATTTCTCCGGGCTATAAAGAATCCGACAATTTGCGCTATAAAGAAGCGTGCCGGATATGTTTGTTATTCATCATCTTCGTATTCTTCAACTTCTGCTGAATCAACTTTAAAGCCTATCGCGCTTTCAAGCTCCGGCGGCTCTTCTTCCTGCTGTGCGTTCATTTGGTTCACGTATTCCATGCCGACCAGTATCATGTATTGCGCCTCATGCGCGACGCTGCGAATGTCTGCGTCTGCGTGTTCTCGCAGGGAAATATAAAGCTCGTCGGGCAACGTAACCGTTACTTTGCGCGTTCTATCGTCTTTTTTCTTGTTCTTTATTCCAGCCATGATGAATCTCCTGTTTTACCCGATTTATTTTAGCATATCAGTTTAACGGGCAAAAAACAATAGGCAAAAGAAAAGCCCCTTTCGGGGCTGGTGTCGGATGTAATGATTAGCCGATTATCTTGATTTCGTTCACTTTCCCGCAGTGTTCAGCAAAAATGGACTCAATCATTTTCTGAACATCTTCACGGGTAGAATCAGGATTAACATTGAACTTAGCCTTGATTTCGACAAAGAAAACCTTGCTTGTTTGCGGGATTGCAGCGGGTTTTTCTGGCTCAACAACTGGCGCGGGTTCTGCTTCCATCGCGGCCATTGCAAGAGCAATCTTTGCTTTTCGCTCTGATTCTTCGGCTTCTGCTGCACGCTTATTAGCATCATCAATCTGCTTTTGTGCTGCCTCAGCCGCGTGTCTTGCGTTCATTTCTGCAACTTCGGCGGCCTCTTTTGCCTTGCGATCTGCTTCTGCCTGTATTTTTGCTTCAAGCTCTTTCTGTCGCTTAATTTCAAGGTCGATAACTTGATTCAGCTTTGCCGAGTAGATTGCCTCTGGTTCTCTGATAAACGGCATAACAAGCGATTCTGAAAGCCCATGAATGCCAGCGCGTTCGGCGATTGATTGTAGACTGTTAAGACGGCTCGCAACGGTATCTTGTATAGCCTTGTCTGCTCCAACCATTGCGGCCAGTTTGTCTCTTGCGGCTTTTGAAAGCTTCATGCTGTCGGTTAAATTGCTCTGAATAACAAGCCCGTCGATTTTTGCGGTCTGAAATTCGGGTTTAATCTGAAATTCATTGTTAAGCCTTGCAAGTTCTTCTGTCAGCAGATTTTTCACAAGTTCAAGCACTTTTGCAGTATAAACTTCGACTTGCTTTAAAATATCCTGTCTTGCGGTCTGAACAATGTTTGTCAGCTCTTTTGCTTCATTGTCGAAAGCGGTTATCGGCGCTTTTAATTGCTTTGAGTAGTTCTTGCGTGCTTCTTCAATCTGTGCGGAAAGCTTGTTAAGCTCAGTTGCGGCCTTTTTTGCATCAGGCAAATTTGCGTCAGTTACCTCGATTTTATATGCTGCGATTTCTTCAAGCAGGCGTTCTTTCATTTCTGCAAAGTTTGCGCTGATTTGCGCGGGGATTACGGTTACTTGTAATTCGTTCATTTTCCACCTCTTTGATTAAATTTGTGCCGTCTCTCCGGCTGTCACCGCTTCTAGCCCCCTTCAAGTTTTTGTCCTTAGCGGTCAGGGAATTGCGGTTTTTCGCATTACCGCATCAATTAAGTGCGGGGCTTTGCTACTAGGTTCGCAAACCTCAAGGCCACCGATGGAATTTGAATCCACAACCTCCTGAGCCACATTCAGGCGCTCTGCCAATTGAGCTACGGTAGCAATTGCAGCAGACAGGATTCGAACCTGCAAAGGGTCTGACTTGGCTTGCACCGCCTAATCGCCTCGCCCTCCCGTGTGCCTAACGTTTACCAATTTCGCCACTGCTGCAAATTTATCTTACCACAAAAAACAACCCATTGCAAGCTATTTTTTAAAAACCTTTATGCCTGAAAAATCAGGGCTACGGTAGACCTGCAAGCCCATAAGATAGAATTTTATTGGTTTAGACAAATCTTTAAAGGCTATCAAATCAAACACTGGCGGCCTTCTCATAACATCCATTGCTGTTTCGATAACCTCGTCTCTGGCGTCTATTCCGATTAGAACCGAATCCGGTTCAATCAGGAGCATGTTAAGCTCTTCAACCTGTCTTGTTATTTCATCAAATAGACTCATTATTCTGCCCCCGTATTCTTAAAATCATCAACCGCCGCCATTAAAACCGATAAAGCGAACTCAATAGAAGCCCTACAATCAATTTTAATTGCATGGTTAAGGGTATTTATCGCTTTTTCGATTTCGTGCGCGTGGTGGTGCATTTCCTGCGATTTTGCTTTAATTAGTGCTGCTTGAGCAATCAAAAGCGCGTCACTTGGCTCCATTTTCAGCCTCTAGCGTTGCGCTTGCGTTGTTTTCATCGTCTTTAACCGCGATAATATTATAACCTTTTTCGATGTGCCTGATTACGAAATCAGAAACAATGTGGCGCGGGCCGCTGATAAAAAGTTTTGGCTTATTCATTGATAAATACCTCGTGAATCTTGTATGTATTGCGACCGGCTAGGTAAATCCAGCCTCTTTCGTATTTCATTGGCCTATCTTCCCGGCTTAGAACCCATTTTTCGGCATCATCGAAGTCTGAAAATGCCGCCGATGAAATATGCCCGTTGCATGTGATTATGTAGGCTTTCATTTTAACTTACCTTCCCACCAATCTTTCAAATGCTCTTCGCAAATTTCTGCAACGGTGCTAATTGCACAAATTAGGCCAATAAAAAGTAGCAATGCGATAAATTCAATCACGGTTGGCCTCCCTGCTTTTTTCCATGCGGATTCTATCGGCGATTCTCTTGATAAGTTCTAATCTTTGTTCTTTGCTCATGGTTTTACCTCTTTTTTAAGTTAATGGCGGGATTGCTCCCGCCGCGAAATGTTACAGGCTCAAATACAATCCGGTTTCTTTTTCAAACAGGCTTTTCAGCATGTCATTGTAGATTCCTTCATGCTTTGATATTACCTTGCAATTTACGCCACGAAGGGCAAAAAATTCTACATCGTAAGTGTCCATTGCGTTTAACGTGATTCTGCATTTATTGGCTTTATTTGCCGCTTTTGCTTTGAATGCAAACATTACATTGTAGTTTTCGGTATCTTGCACAAAGCTATGGGCGCCTATCATTGCAGAAAGTCTACCAGTTCCGTTGTTGCTGTTGGTCAGTTGATTCAATGTTGTTCTTGCGTCCATTTAAGTCACCTCGTTTTAAATTTGCTTACAAACTGAGTAAAATTTATCTATCGTATCATGTCAAGCAAAAATTTAATTATTTTTTCATATCATCTACTTTTGCCTGATAATCGCTTTCGATCAGCACTTCATCGACAAGAATCGCGCCCGTATCGTAATAGCCGCCCTTTTTGCAGCCTGTGAAAAGCATACAGAGCATAATTAGTATAATTGCGGCTCTCATCTTATCATAGTCCCAACATAAATACGATAAAAATTCTCAATCATTGTTTGTGTTTGTGCAATATCAGCGCCGATTTCTGCCGATAAGCTGGCAATATTATTATCAATTTCTTGTCGTGCGATTGCCATTTCTGCTTGAATTTCTGCGCGTGTTTCGTCGCCTTCTTTGTCGATCTGACTTGATATAGGGTTGCTGCACCCGGTTAGTGTTGCGCTAATTAGTGCGATTATGATTAGTTTTTTCATTTGTTTACCTCTTTCAATTCTTCTTTAAGTCTGTTTAAAAAGCTACTTTCGCCATCATCGCCCGATAGCAGATAATCAACTCTATGCGCGTAAATTGCCGCGATTCTCAGAGCTTTAACGGCGTTTTTAAGCTCTTTGATAACTGCCGATGGGTATTGTCTGCCAATCGTGCCGCCCCACTCTCCGGGGCTTAAATCATCGTTATTGTCGATAATGTTCTGAATATCATCGGCAATGCGCTCAATGGCGTAGTTTTGGTAGTCGAAGTGGCCGCCGCTCATAATGCCCCCATTTTTTCTTTAAGTTCTGCCAAAGTTGGCGCGGTGATATTTGGAAACTCAACACAAACATAGTCTTTTGTTGTTACCGTCTTACATAGCGAAGCATTAAAGCTTTTGTCTATAAAGACCAGATAATGAAACTGACAGCCAGTTGTGTCGGTGGTGGCTCTTGCGCTTTGTTTTGTTAGCATTGTTTTAACGCCCATTCGTTAAATTGCTTTGTGGTTTTTTCAAGCTCTTTTTTGCAAGACTCAAGGTAAGATTCCTGCGCCTGAATACGCCTTGTTTCGCCGCCAAGTATTTCGGCTTCAAGCGCCTTTTCGGTTGCGGCAATGGCGCGTCTGATGTTCTTTATTTTGTTCTGCCAGTAAGATTCTGTCTTGATAAAAGCCATTTCATTTCACCTCATTTATTGATAACTCACTATAAACCATCTATCGGCCTTTGTCAAGAAAATAATTAAGTATTTTTAAAAATACTTGTAATGCTGATTAATACTGAATTTATTTATAAAAAATTGTTGACACGAGTGGCAGCAAACTGATAAAAATAAGGTAGTGGTAAATTTACCGCAGGAATGTGGCAATTTTACCGCAAACAATTTAAAAAGCCGGAAGGCTAGGAGGAACGGAAGTTCTATGGCACTCAAACTCAAATTGGATAACGGTAACGTGGTATTGAAGGACGGAAGCCCTGTATATATCAATGAAGAAACTGGCGCTGAGACGGTTTTCGATGCAAACTTGGCTTTTAACACGCAGCATCAGCTCAGAGAAGAAAACAAAAGCTGGCGGCAGAAATATCAGGAGACTGAAAAGGCGCTCAAGGCTTTTGAAGGGCTGAATATCGACGAAGTAAAAGCAAACATGGACGCAGTGCAGAAGCTCAAAGAAATAGACATGGTAAAAAAAGGCGAAATGGAAAAACTGAATGCCGAATTTGCCGCTATTGCACAGAAAAAGCAGGAAGAGCTTAAAAACAGCTACGAAAACCAGATTAAAACCATTGCAGCAGACAAAGAACGCTATGCAAATCTTTACAACAAAACTGTAATCGGAAACCACTTTTTAAACTCAGCGTTTATCAAAGAAAACATTGCCGTTCCCGCAGACATGATTCAGGCCGCCTTTGGTAGCCGCTTCAAGGTCGATGGTGAAAGAGTTATCGCACTTGCAGAGGACGGAAGCCCGATGCTCAGTGAAAAGAATCTGACGAAAGAAGCAGATTTTGAAGAAGCCCTAGAACTGATGGTCAAGCGGTATCCCTACAAAGATGCCATCTTGAAATCTACGCAGCAGCCCGGTGGTGGCATGAACCAAAACGGACGCGGAAGCGCCAATCAAGCCATTGACCCGAAACTGCCGCCAGATCAAAAATTAACTTTAATCCGTGAGCGAAAGAAAAGCGGAAGCTGACTTTCATTAAAAACAAGCATTTAAGGAGAAATTAAATGGCAGCTCTTACTCTTATCGAAGCCAGCAAGCTCTATGCTCAGCGTGGCGAAGACTTCCGCGCCGCAATCGTGGAAATGTTTGCAAGTTCTAACCCTATTATGATGAACATGCCCTTTGAAACCATTCAGGGCACTGCTCTTGCTTTTAGTCGTGAAGCAAGCCTGCCGGGTATCGCTTTCCGTGGCGTAAATGAAAGCTTCACTCCCTCTGCTGGTGTTGTTCAGAACCTTACTGAAGCCCTCTGCCTCGGTGGTGGCGCAGTAGACGTTGACCGCTTCATCGTTGAAAACCTTGGCGAATCTGCCCGCGCAACCCATGAACGCATGAAAATCAAAGCCCTGACTCAGGACTTTATGCGTGCTTTCTTCAAGGGCGATTCTTCAAGCAACAACAAAGAATTCGACGGCCTTCAGAAGCGCCTGACCGGCAATCAGGTTATCAGCAATAAACGCGCCGCATCTCCGGCTGGCGGCGAAGTTCTCAGCCTTGCCAAGCTCGACGAAGCTATCGACGCGGTTTATAATCCTACTCATATTCTCATGAACAAAGCTCTCAAACGTCGCCTCAAAGCCGCTGCTCGTGCAACCGGCGTGTCTGGCACCATTAACTTTGATGTTAATGAAATGGGCGCTGAAATCATGTTCTACAATGGACTGCCTGTCGTAGCAATCGAAGATGCCAACGGTGGTGATACCATTCTGCCGTTTTCTGAAGCCGCTTCAGATGCCGGTGGTTCAAGTGTTAATACCTCTATCTATATCGTGTCTTTCGGCCCGATGATGCTGACTGGTATTCAGGGTGCGGCTCAGCTCGTTCCTACCGATATCGGCAAGCTGGAATCAGGCGCAGCTTACAGAACTCTCGTAGATTGGGACGTTTCATTTGTTCTGTGGCATGGCCGCGCTGCTGCAAGACTTCGCGATATTATCGACGGCGCTTGTGTAGCCTAACCAATCCGGGGCGGGGCTTAATTGCCCTGCCCATTACTTGATTCAAACAGGAGTTTTAAACATGTCTGAAAACATTAAACTTGGCACTTATGATGCTCTGACCGTTCTTAAAGACGCTGGTGCAATCACCGCTTCCGCAGCAGGCACCGTTGACGATGTTGCCAAAGTTATAGACCTTGGCGCGGCTCGCATGGATGCAAAGGCTATTGTTCACGTAACCGCAGCAGGCACCGGCACCGGTGAAAAACAGGTTATCAACATTCAGGTTTCTGACGATGAATTCGATGCCGACATCTACAACGTCGGCGTCCTCGAACTTGGTGACGCTGCTCAGCTCGTTGGTGATACCGATGTAGGCGTTGGAACCTATGAAATCCCGTTCAATAACGTTATCAACGGCACTGTAAAGCGATATTGCCGCGTGTATGCAACTATTACAGCCGTATCGCCTGCAACTTCGCTGAACTACAGCGCTCATCTTGTTTCTTAACCAAAAAAATCAATCTTTCTAGGGGGTAAAAAATGAAGGTCGTTAATACTGAGGCAGTGCAGCAGGCTACCAAGCCCGCAAGCAAAGCTTTCACTACGCTATACAATCGGCAGACAGGCAAGGCTCAGGACTTCCACACAATCGACGCTAATGAGATTCTTGAAGGCTATTCGCATGTCTGGTCTGCAACTCCGGTTGCAAAAGAACAGGTCGGCGCTGAAGATGCTGTTATAATCCCCGATGCCGTTGAATTGCCGAAAGCAAACGATGAAACCGAAAGCGTAACCGAAACTTTGCCGCGCAGAGGCCGCAGACCTAGCAAGATTACAGATTAAAACATTGCCGGGGCGGTAGAAATGCCGCCCCGATTGCATAACAGGAGCAAACAATGCCAGTATCACCCGACATTCTGATAATTGAAGACGGTTCAATCGTTGCTGACGCTAACAGCTATGTCACATACGATTATGTAACCGCCTATCATGCTTTGCGCGGCAATAGCGCGTGGGCGGCTGGTAATGTTCTTGATAAGCAATATGCGATAATCAGGGCAACTCAGGCGATTGATTCTCTCTATAAGGGCAAATGGAAAGGCAACCAGACGGAATACGGCACGCAGGAACTTGAGTGGCCGCGCGAGGAAGCATACGTCAATGGCGTAGAGCTAGACGATGATTTAATCCCCGCGTCGTTAAAAAAGGCTGTTGCTGAAGCCGCGTTAAAAGAGCTTGCCACGCCCGGAACGCTTACCCCAGACCTCGACCGGGGCGGTGAGATAAAGAAAATCAAGGCTGACGTTGTTGAAATCGAATACATGGACGGTGCAAACGCTACAACTACATTTACTGCTATTGATGGCTTGCTTGGTGATTTAATCACTGGCACAAGCGCAAGCGGCCTTAATAGCTATGACATATCGTTAGGTTAATCAAATGGGCTTACTCGACGGCGGGATAAAAAAAATCATTGGAAACGCAGCAGCAGGAATCTTTCTTGATTTTACAATAATCAGAAAAGAATCTGTGTTGTCTGTTAATCCGTGGGAAGCCCCCGTTACAACTTCAACAAGTTACGCTTGCAAGGGCATTGTAAGCAAGTTTAAACAATACGAAATCGACGGCGAAAACGTGAAAATCAACGATAAAAAGATTGTTTTGCTTGCCGAAGGTCTTGCAATCACGCCAGAATTAGGCGATTTAATCCAAGTGCCAAATGACACGCGAAAGTATGAAGTAGTCGGAATGGTAACTCGTGACCCGGCTGGCGCTACAATTACAGCGCATTGCAGGTAATGTCATGGCAAGACGAACAAGGGATTTGCAGGGCTTTACCGCTGATTTGCGCAAGTTTCAAACGGTGATTGTGCCTTCAACTCTTGTTGCTTTTCAGAAATTACTTGCGTTTGAGCTTTACAAGAGAATCATGCAGAAAACGCCGGTTGATAAAGGCACATTGCGCGGCTCTTGGACTGTTTCGATTGGCACGCCGTCAGACGAAAACACGGGTAAACAAACAAGCGCAGCCGATGGACAAGCAATGACTGCATCGGAGCAGGGTCATATCGACGGCGCTCTTGCTCAGATGGCCGAAATGAAGCTAGGCAATATCGTTTGGATTAACAACTCAATGCCCTATGTTGGCGTGATTGAATTTGATGGACATTCAAGCGAGAAAGCGCCTCGCGGCATGGTTAATATTTCAATCGGCGAATTGAAAGCATGGTTGAGAACTCAATACGGTAAATTTATGAAAGTTGGCAGCTTATGACAGCAGTAACAAGCTACAAAGAAGAATTAACTACAATCGCGCAAAAGTTTGTCGATGAATGGGTTGATGAATCTGATGCGGCATTAACGCCCGTATTCTTTGCCAACATCGACGGCACTACGCCGATAGACTCTAACGGTAATAAAATACCGTTTGTTCGATTGTTTATCACCAATGGCGCTTCTGAGCAAATTAGCCTTGGCAAGCCCGGAACTAATCGCTTTCGACACCCCGGCGTCGTCACCGCAAAGATTTACGGCTTAAAAAGTGTCGGTGAAATGGCCGTATTGGAGCTTGCTGACACGTTCTTAGAAATTTTTCGCAACCTAGACCTTGATGGTATCTGCTTTCAATCGCCTTACGTTGTAAGAGTCGGCGAAACAGAAGATGGATACTACCAAATTAACGGTTTATGCCCGTTTGAACGGGATAGCTATTTGTAAACTAAGGAGTATTAAAAATGGAAGCCAGTAAAACCGAAATTGGCATTTTGAAAGAAACCGCATGGGGTGTTTTACCTTCGCCCGCAAGTTTTCAGGCTATCCCGGTAACGGGTGAATCTCTGAAAATCAACAAAGAAAACGTCGTGTCTGACATTATCAGACCCGATAGAAACGTTGCAGACCTCATTCAGGTTGGCGGCGACGCTGCGGGCGGCATTGATAGCGAAATGCTTTATGATGCTTTTGATGATTTGATTGAATCTGCGCTTTTTGGCACATGGACAGCAAACGAGCTTGTAAACGGAGTTACACAGAACTCTTTTCACATTCAGAAAAAGCAGACGGGCAATGATGATACCACCACGTATGAACTGTATCGCGGCATGGTCGTTGATACATGGGATTTAAACATCGAGGCAAAAAGCAAGATTACCACTGCATTTGCTTTTCTAGGTAAAAATGGCGCTACATCTGCAACCGCAACGGGCACAACCACAGAACAGACCGATGGTGAAGTTTTCGACGCTTCAAATGCTTTCACATTCTCGGAACTGCTTATTTCCCCACTGCCGAACCTTATGAGCCTTAGTATGAACGTTGCAAACAACCTTGCTGGCCGCCCTTCTGCTGGTTCTGCCGACCTTTTGCGCGTATCTTCTGGCCGCTGTGTCGTAACCGGCTCAATGTCGCTTTATTTCCAGAGCAAGGCGCTTATGGATTTGTTCATTGCTGGCACTTCCGGCGGGCTGACATTCACAATCGGGAAAACAACCGGCGAAAAATATACGATTGAAATTCCAAAAATCAAGCTGTCTGACGCTGACCATTTCAGCCCCGGCAACGATGAAGATGTTATGTTCAACTGCAACTGGCAGGCGATTTATGATGATACCCTTGAAGGCGTTATCAAAGTTACCCGCGCTGTTTCTTAATTAGTGCCTATGGCGGGGTTAATAGCCCCGCCGAACTATAAATAAAATCAAACAGGAGTATGAAAATGGATATTAAAAAACTTTACGGAACAAATAAAGAAAAAGAGTCGGAAGGCGTATGGGTTGAGCTTTTGCAGGGTGTTAAGGTAAAAGTAAAACGCGCCGGTTCATGCAATAAAGAATTTTCATTCGCAATGAGTCGCGCTCTCAAGCCATACAATAGGCAACTTCAGATGGGCGTAGTAGACCCCGCAAAACTCAGAGAAGTCAACATCGGCCTGTATGCAACTCACATCGTTAAAGATTGGAAGGGCATCGAGATTGAAGGAAAATCAATCCCATTCAGCAAGGAAAAGTTTATTGAAATCGCAACCATGTTGCCAGAATTCTTCGATGATATTTGCCTTGCCGCTACTGAAATCGCAAACTTTCAGGAGGCTGAACAAGAAGAACTCGTAAAAAAGCCCGCGCCTTCTACCGTTACCGCTTAGACTACAACTCGCTTTGGGATACTTTCGTTGAAGAAACAGAATCAACCGGGCGCTTGCACCAAAAGCTAGAAAAGGCTCCTGACCTGCCGGAAGAGTTAAGCCCCTTCTGGCAGGCTTATCAAGAGCTTTCAGGTTCACGGGTAATGTCAGAAGCGATACCGATAAGCGAAATTAACGCATATTGTCAGCTTTACGGCATTAGACGGCATGATGATATTAGCATGATGATTGCAGTAATAAACGCTCTTTGTGTCGAGTTGGCAGAATTTAACAAGATTGATTCCGAGCGAAAGCGCAAAGTCGAACAGATGAAAGCGAATCGCAGCAAAATTATAACATAGCAGGAGAACCGCCATGAGCTTTGAAACCTATTTGAGAGTCGGTATTGATGCGTCAGGCTCAACGGCGGGCGCTAATGTTCATAAAGCTGCAACCGATAAGATTGTCAGCGCATCTGATAAAGCCGCCGAAGCACAGCGCAAGTTCGAGGGGCAGGTTAAAGCCGCCAAGGTTGCGCTGATTGCTTTCGGCACGGCTGCTTTGTATTCTGCCGTTAGGACTATTTCAGAGTTTCAAACCTCATTGGCTGCCGCCGGTGCGGTAACAAGGGCAACCGCTGCCGATATGGTCAGACTTGAAAGCATTACGCGCAAACTCGGAGCCACAACGGAATTTTCAGCGGCGCAAGCAGCCGAAGGAGCTAAATTCTTGGGAATGGCTGGCTTTCGCACGAATGAAATAATGGCCGCATTACCCGTAACGCTTGATCTTGCTACCGTTGCACAAATGGACTTGGGTCAGGCCGCCGATATTACATCTAACATTATGTCGGGATTCAGCCTGCAAGCATCAGAGGCGAGCAAAGCCGCCGACGTTCTGGCCGCAATATCTACAAGCGCCAACACCGACGTTTCAGGCATGGGTCAGGCTATGAAATATGTTGGCCCGATTGCAAAAAGCCTTGGAATAAGCATGGAAGATACTGCCGCTGCGGTCGGTGTTTTGGCTAATCAGGGCATTCAAGGCTCAATGGCGGGCGCGTCTTTAAAAACATCTTTGTCGGCGCTGTTAAGCACCGCAAAACCAGTCGTTGCAAGCGTTAAGTCTTTGGGCCTAACAATGGAGCAGGTAAATCCACAAGCGCATTCTTTATCGGAAATTGTAAAAACACTAGCTGACGCAGGATTAGACGCCGAAAGAGCCTTTGCAATATTTGGACAACGCGGCGCAACCGCTATGCTTGCTCTAACTGGCAATGTGCCAGAGCTTGAAAAGCTCACTACCATAACTAACACTGCAACTGGCACACTTGATCGCATGGCAAAAATAATGCGTGATACGTTAGGGCAAAATGTAAAGGAATTTACAAGCGCGTTGTCAGAGCTTGCTCTGGCTATTGGCGATTCTGGGCTTACCGGGACTGTAAGAAGCTATATACAAGAGGCTACAAAGTGGGTATCATCTTTGTCTGAAAGCCTGTCTGCAATAAATAAAAACCGGGAACAGGCTCAATTATTGGCCGATACGCTTAATGTTGTAAAAAATGCCGTTATTGCGCTAATGGTGCTTAAATTAGCCGATTGGCTTTTTGTTGCTGGTAACGCAATGCGGGCGCTTAATCTTGCCATGTCTGCAAATCCTTATGTTTTGCTTGCAGCGGGACTTTTAACGCTTGCGGGGCACTTAAAAGATTTACAGGGCGAAACCGACAGACTAACTGAATACACAGACTTGCAGACAAAAGCGCTTGAACAGATGGGAAATTCTGGCGTCGTAGCCGCCAACCGGGTAAGAGTATCGTTTTTGGAAGCACAAAAGCAGGCTATCGGCTCTCTTGCAGAAATTAACCGCGAAATAGAATCAATGAACGCAGCCGAAAGACAGCGCGAAGATGCAAGAAAGCGAGCATACGACCCATTTGGAGCAAAACAGCAAATGGCCGGAGCAAATGACCCCGGAACGTTCAATGCTTTGCTTGAAACTCAGCAAAATCGAGATATGGCAATCTTGTTAAAGAAAAAAGCGGCTATTGAAGAAATAGACAAAAAAATAGCTGGACTTAACCAAACAATCAAAGTTTACGGCCAAGTATCTGATACTAATTTTATGAAGGCTCAAAGAGCATCTGAAAGAATGTTAGGCATTGCGGGCGGGTTTATCGGCGGAAAAGTAGAAGGTGCGGCGATTGTGCCTGATAAAAACACAGGCGATACCGTTGCTGGCATGGGAATGGCACAGGAAGAAAAGAATGCAAGAGAAAAGCCGCTATACGACAACGACGGCATGATGAGTCTTGCATTTCAGCAAATGGGCATTTTAAAGCAGGAATCTGATAAAATCATAGAAGTTATGAAAAATCAGGAATCGGCAAAACAAAAATACATGGAAGGGCTGACAAAACAGGCTCTTGCAGAAGAAAAGCGCCTTGAATTAACCAAAACATATAAAGGCGATATTGCCGAAGTTGATACTCAAATGCAGCTTTACAACGCAACTAGAGAACATGGTCTAACTATCGGCGATACTGAATATAAGCTGATTGAACAACAAATAAGAGCGCAAAAAGAAGCTGCAAACGGCATTATAAAGCTTGAAGAAGCAAGAAAGAAAGAGCTTGAGCAGACCAAAAGAGCCGAAGAAGCACACAAACAATGGGCGCAATCAATGACCTATGCCTTTAAAGATGCAATTATGAACAGCAAAAACCTCGGCGATGCGCTTTCTAACCTTGCAAATAAGGTGCAAAACATGCTTGTAAACAAAGCCCTTGATTCTTTGCTCGGCGGTTTATTCAGCGGATTTGCAAAGGGCGATGTGTTTTCAGGTGGTCGCAATATGGCATTTGCTGCTGGTGGCGTGGTTAGCAGAGCAACAACCTTCCCAATGTCTAATGGCGGCATGGGGTTAATGGGCGAAGCAGGGCCAGAAGCAATTATGCCATTAACCCGCACAAGCTCTGGCGCGTTAGGCGTTCAGGCCGTCGGCGGCAATTCAGGCGGTCTTTCAATCGTTAATCAGTTTGAAATTAACATCGAAGGCGGTGACAAAGAACAAAACGAAGATGCTGCAAACCAAGTATCAAGTGCAATTCTTAGAATTATTGATGACAAAATCGTAAATGTAATTCTACGCGAAAAACGTCCCGGAGGTGCTTTGTCATGACAACGTTTTCACCGCCACAAGCGCCAGATGCTTCCGGCACTAGCGGTTCTCATCAGTATCGTATATTAAAAGCTAATTTCGGCGATGGCTACGAGCAACGCGCAGGAGATGGCATTAACCCGAAACAATCAGAATATACTTTAACGTGGACAAGGCTATCAACTACGGATGCAGCCTCAATAGAGAGCTTTTTTGATGGTCTTGGCGGTTATGAATCGTTTGATTATACTTTACCGGGTGAGGCCGCTACAAAAAAATTCGTCTGCGAAAAGTTTACAAAACCCTATGAAAGTGGTAATCTTATGGGGATTACAGCAACGCTTAGACGGGTTTATGATTTGTAAAAAGGATATGAAAAATGACCGTAGAAATTACGCAAGCAGTTCAATCTTTTTCACCCGGCGCAAGGGTTGAGCTTTACGTTGTCGATTTAACTAACCTTGGCGGGGGCATTACAAGATGGGCTAATGCTGCGTTTGCGGCTAATGCAATCACTTTCGATGGTGAAATATTTACGCCGATGCAGATGGAAGTTGAAGGGTTCGAGTGGAACGGCAAAGGCGCTATACCTACGCCCTCAATTAAAATCATGCCTAACGCGGGCATTAAGTCGGCAATGCAGACTTACGGCGATTTAATTGGCGGCAAAATTACCAGAATTGTTACGTTCTCTCGCTTTCTTGATGGGCAGGCCGACGCAGACCCGTCGCAAAAATTCCCCGATGAAGTTTATTATTTTGAGCAGAAGGTGTCGGCCAATAAATACGCGATTGAGTGGCGTTTGTCTAGTTCTCTCGACCAAGAGGGCATAATGATACCGAAAGGCATTGTTTTAAAAGATGTTTGTGACAAAAAATATCGCACATGGAATGGTTCAAGCTTTGATTATGTGCCGGTTGCTGACGGCGGTTGCCCCTATAATGGAGCAAGCTATTATGACGTAAACGGCACGGCAACAACATCTGATAAAGACCGATGCGGTAAAAGATTCTCTGAATGCGAACGCAGATTCGGCGTTAAGGCCGTTTTGCCGTTCGGTGGATTTCCCGGCGTTACGGGTTATCGAAGATAGTTTGTAAAATAAATCGCTGATCTTGAAAGGCTCTTTTTTGTGATTATTTATGACAGAATGCCTGATTCAATCTCAAATCGCGAATTGCGAAAGGCCGAAAAATTCGCAGAGTCGGAATATCCGAAAGAGGCTTGCGGAGTATTCACAAAATCACTCGGATTTATACCATGCACAAACATCGACCCAGAGCCGACCAGAAACTTTTACATGCAGGAATACTTACGGGTAACTGCAAATCGAGATGATGTTATTGCGCTTTGGCACAGTCACCCTAACGGCAATTCAGGCGCTTCTTATGCCGACATGCGCGCGCAACTATCTACTGCTATGCCGTGGGGCATTACTGTTTTGAGCACCGATGGAAAATGCGTTGATGGTTTTTTTTGGGGTAACGGCTTAGAAATGCCCTTGATAGGCCGTAAATATCGCAGCGGGGTAAATGATTGTTACTCGCTAATCAAAGATGCTTATAGGGCATGGTATAGCCTTGTATTGCCAGAATATGCGAGAGATGCAGATTTTATTAAGCGTGCTGGCAACATGTATAAAAAACATTTCACCGAAAACAATTTTGAGCAGATAAAAGCCGAAGAAATCAAGCCCGGCGATATTATTATTTTGGGCGATGGTAGAATAAATCATGGCGCAATTCTTCTGAACGAAAGAGAGTGTCTGCATCATGCCTTCGGTGAGCTTTCAAGGCGTTCTGTTGTTTCACCGTGGTTGCGATGTAAAAATATTTATTTACGCCACAAATCCTTTAACGGCGCGACTCCACGACCGCCGAAAATATAGGAGCTTTAATTTATGGAATCTACATTAAAAAAGATTTATCTGCATGGCGCATTAGCTGAGCAGTTCGGCAATGTTTTCGAACTGGTAGTTTCTGATGCTCTTGAGGCAGTCAGAGCTCTTTGTCACATGGTTCCCGGCTTTCGTAAAGAGTTTGAAAACTATGATTTTCACGTTGTAAAGGGTGAATTGAATCGCGGTTGGTGTCTTGATGAAGATACAGTGAAAATGCAAATTGCTGGCGACGAGCTTCATTTTGTGCCGGTTATCGCTGGCTCTGGCGGCAAGAAAGGGCTTGGTAAAATTATCGGCGGCATTATTTTAATCGGTCTTGCGTTTACGGGTGTTGGAGCTGCTTTGGGGGCTGCGATTGGATTAACGACTACAAAAATGGCAATCATGGGCGGGCTTTTGATTCTTGGCGGCATAGCACAGGGACAAGCAAAAACGCCAACAATGCAGTTTTCGAGCATGGAGCCAGCCGAAACAAGGGCTTCTGCAATCTGGAATGGGCCTGAAAACACGACAGAGCAAGGCAACGCAATACCGCTTATTTATGGCCGTGTTCGCGTGGGTTCGCAGGTTATTTCTTCTGGACAAGACACAGAGCAGTTATAAACAATAAAGGGGCTTGAATCATGCCGACCGAAGCTGAAAACACGCTAAGATCACGAGCTAAGTTAAAAGTTATTGACCTTCTCGGACAAGGGCCGATTGGCGGGCTTATCAAGGGCGCTGGCTCTATTTATCTCAACGGCACGCCAATTTTAAATACCAACGGCTCAACCAACTTTCCTAATTTCGATTACGCACGCGATGTTCAGCAGCTTTTCGGCACTCCGACGCAGGGGCACATGAGCCGATTCCCGGCGATTGAAAATGAAGTTTCTGTGGGCGTAAAGATTACAAAAGATAGCCCAGAGGGGGCGGGCAGCGGCGATGGTTCTGTTACTCGCACAATCACTGACCCCGACACGGACGCGGTGCGCGTTACGTTACGCGTGCCTGCGTTGTCGCTAACTAACACTACAACCGGAGATATCACCGGCACAGGAATACTTTTTAAAATTGAAAGCAAAGTTGACGGCGGCAATTTCGTGCCTGCGTATTGTTCGCAGACTTGGGCGCAGCACGCCCCCGTCGATGACCCTACGCCAGACGGCATATATGGAATTGAAATTTCTGCATCAGCAGATAGAGAGCCAAGCGGGTTTACTTTGCAGTTTCAGTATAAAAAATCAGATGGCGACTGGATAACATATAAAACAGCAAGTGAGCCAAGCGGATTAACTGGCAGTGTTACTTCTAATTACGTTCAGCCAGTTACCGGACTAGCTCCCGGAATATATCAGGCCCGCGTGTTAAAAAATGGCAGCCCGATAACGATGAGCAAGGTTCGTATTTTGGGGCTAGATTCCGCGTCGATAGCGGGGAAAACCACAAGCCCTTATGACGTTAGCTATAGAATTCCGTTACCCGCTGGCGGTGCGCCTTGGGATATTAAAATAACCAGAATCACAGACGACAATACAGAATCAAATATCAATGATGATTTGTATTGGTATTCTTACACCGAAATAGTTGACAACAAGCTATCAATACCGAACATGGCGGCAGTAGGGCTTGTGCTTAATGCTGATGATTTCGGCGGGCAAATCCCAAAACGCGAATACGAGGTTGAAGGGCGCAATACTATAAAAGTGCCGTCGAATTATGACCCGCAAGCCCGCACGTATAGCGGAATTTGGAATGGCACATTTACCGAAGCGTGGACAGATAATCCTGCTTGGATTTTTTACGATTTGCTTACTAATAAGCGCTATGGCCTCGGCGATAACATAGATGAATCGCAGATCGACAAATACGGTTTATATGTAATTGCGCAATATTGCGATGAATTGGTAGACGCGCCAGATGGCAATCAGGAGCCGCGATACACAATAAATACTGTTATCAATTCTCAGCAAGAGGCTTACAATCTTCTTGCAAGTATCGCGTCTGCATTTCGCGGCATGATTTACTGGTCGGGCGGCTCAATTCATGCGGTTGCAGACATGCCGACTGACCCTACAGTATTTATCGGGCCTGCAAATGTAATAGACGGCGTTTTTACATATCAGGGCGCGTCTATGAAAGCCCGTCATACCGTGGCGCGGGTATCTTGGAATAACCCAGATGACGGCTATAAATTAAATGTTGAAGTTTACGAAGATGTAGACGCCATAAGGCGCTATGGCTATCGAGTAATAGACGTTAATGCCATTGGTTGCACGTCACGCGGTCTTGCGCGTCGGTGGGGCAAGTGGATAGTATCATCAGACCTAGATAACGCTGATACCGTTACATACAAGGCTTCTTTCGACCATTACGCGGTTCGCCCCGGTGACGTTGTAAGCATCGCAGACCCGGACTACAGCGGCGTTCAGATGTCAGGCCGCCTCGTATCGGTTACAGACAATGAAAACGGCACGCACACGCTTGAATTTGATAGAGACGTCACGCTAACAGCCGACGAAGCAAGCACGCTGTATGTTATGCTTCCATCCGGCGACGTGGCAGAAATCGACGTTACGAGCGCCTCAACCGTTACTGATTCTGAGATAATCATAGACGATACCGACCTGCCTGAAATTCCCGTCGCCGGTGAGTTTTGGCAGTTAAAAACTGCATCTGTCGAACCTCGTTTGTGGCGCGTTTTTAGCGTTGTTGAGTCAGAGAAAAACATTTACCAAGTTTCGGCAATGTATTATGACCCGAATAAATTTGATAAGGTCGAATCTGATTTAAACTTCGCAGAAGCCGATTTTACCGCCTTTCCAACGGGCGAACTTGCGGCACCTTCAGGCGTTAATCACTCTGAATATTTGCGGCAAACTGGCGCTGCAATTACCTCTAACGTGGTTTTGTCTTGGACAAGACCGGACGACCCGCGTGCAGAGTTTTTTGAAGTGCAATATCAGCTAGACGGCTTTGCATGGCAGGCGGCAGAACCTAATCTAACCCGCGAAACCAGCATAGATATTTTAAATACGCAAGTTGCTGTTTACAATTTCCGCGTGAGAACACAAGACGTGGCAGGTGTATTCAGAAGCCCGTGGACAGTGTATTCAAGCGTTAGTTTGCTTGGTAAAGAAAAGCCGCCCGAAGACGTAACCGGATTCACTGCAACCGTTGAAAAATACGGTGTATTACTGAATTGGTCGCCAGTCTCAGACATTGATATTGATTACTACGAAATTAAGCGCGGTGCTTCATGGGCTGCCGGAACAGCGGTCGCAAAAGTAAAAGGCACTGTTTATAAATGGGAAGATGCTACTGACGACAGTTATACGTTCTGGATAAAAGCAGTTGACACCAACGGCAATGAGTCCGTAACAGAGACTAGCACAAGCGCAACAGTGCCAGTTGAGGCGACTCCAACTGTAACAACCGCACAAATCAAGGGCGGCATTGCTATAACCATTGCAGGAGTAACAACAGATAGATTTGCGCATTACGAATTGCAACGAAAAGAAACCACCGAAGCAGACATAGACGCTGTAACAGTCAATGCTTTATTAGCAAGCCGCAACTTTTCAGATACTCTTGTCGGGGCTATCGGCTACGTTCCAGAATATCAATATCGTGCTAGAGCTGTTAACAGAAACCTAAACGAATCTGATTGGTCTGATTGGTCGGACGGCATAAATCCGGGGCAAATAGAATCAGCGGATTTAATAGACGGCGCACTCAACCGCTCAGAGCTGTTTCAAGCAGGCGTTGTAGATGCGGCGGCAATCGGAGCGGCAGCAGTCACGGCGGTAAAAACAGACCTAGCAGCAATCAACGCGGCAACCGGCAACCTTAACGACGGAGTAGTCTCTGAATTGCAGTTAGCTGCAAATGCCGTCACGGAGGCGAAAATCGCTACATCTGCAATCACAAACACAAAAGTTGCCGACGGCGCTGTCACCACGCTAAAGATAGCAGCCGAAGCGGTGTCGGCGACAAGAATCGCTCCGGGCGCAATTACAGAAACAAAAATTTCTGACGGAGCAATATCAACGCCGAAATTGCAAGCAGGCTGCGTCACCGCAAACAAGATTCTCGTCGGAAGCTCTGGGGCGGCACTAAACGACGACCCGAATTTTGAAGATAGCAGCGCATGGTTAACCGTTGCGGGCATAACCATTCAGCACGTAGAACTAACCGACGGTAAAGTCGGCACCACAGCCGGCAGAAGCGGCGCAGGCACGACATTGATTCATTCTAGCAAGGCAATCCCTCTCGACTTTGAGAAAAGCTATCGCCTCCGCTTCTGGGCAAGACGCAGCGCAACGGCAAACGGCAGGCTATATGGCGTTGTGGCATTGCTTGATGCAACTGGTGCTAGAATTTCAGGTGCAGGGTCAGACTGGTATTATTCGCCGAGGGCCGTGACCGCGAACACATCATGGACTGAATATTCAGCTGTTATTCCAACAAACTACGACTCAGCGGCAAAATTTATCAAGCCCGGTGCAATATTAAACTATCAGGGCACAGCTGGATACATGGAGATTCAGGATTTGAGGCTCGAAGAAGTCCTACCGGCAACTTTAATTCAAGACGGGGCGATAGTTACCGACAAACTCGCGGCAGGAGCAGTCACGTCTGCAAAGGTCACAACCGGCGAGTTAATTACGCTCTCAGCCCAGATCAAAGATGCAATCATCAGCAGCGCAAAAATAAGCGACTTATCGGCAGATAAGATCAACACCGGCACTCTTGCTGCGGCAAGAATAGCGGCAGGCAGTCTTTCAGCAGATAAGATAACCGGCGGTGCACTTGTTGTCGGTGATGCAGCGGACGATGTTAACGCAGGCACAACCACTGTTGACGGCGGCAAGATAACAACAGGAAGCATAACGTCAGACCGCATCGGTGCAGAAGAAATCAAGGCCGTGAACATTGAAGCGGGCACGATTACCGGCATAAAGCTTGCAGCAGACACGATAACCACAAGAGAGCTGCTAATAGGCAATCCCGGCTCGGCGCTGAATGATGACCCGAATTTTGAGGATAGTAGTGCGTGGGTTGATAAGTATGGCACAAGCACATTTACTACGGTCGCAGACGGAAAGGTTGGCAATACTGTTGTGCGCAGCCCCGTTGGCGGACAATCTTGGCCTTTCAATATAAAATACATGGCATTTGACCCTGAAAAAACGTATCGAGTAAGAGCATGGGTTAGGCGTAGCGCTACTTCCAACGGTTTTTTATACATGAGCTGGCAAACTTACGACGAAAGCGGCGTAAAGATACCTGCATACGAAGGTTACTACATTGTTTCAAGTGTAACTCCCGGCACAGACTGGACAGAATATGCTGTCTTGGTTGGCGAAGGCACTAGTTACCCCGGAACAGCAGACTCAAAAACAATGCGAATAGGCTTCTTGCTGAACCACAACGGCACCGCTGGCTACATGGAAGCTCAAGACTTCCGCATAGAGGAGGTGCTCCCTGCCACCCTCATAAAAGACGGCGCAATTATCACCGACAAACTTGCCGCAAATGCTGTGACGGCAGGTAAAATAGACTCAGATGCAATCGAAGCAAGACACATTAAAGCAAATGAGATAACGGCCGATAAACTTAATATCGGCACAATAACTGAGATAGACGCAAACGCAGCGCTAATATCCGATATTATCACAAGTTATACAGACCTCACAAATAAGCCCACGTTAGGCGATGTGGCCGCTTTGAACTCGATAACATCCACCTACATTGAAAATGGCGCAGTAATTACCGCTAAGATTGCTGCCGGAGCCATTACAACATCTGAGCTGAATGTAGCAGCCCTCAAAGCCCCTGCGGGTGAGGTTGCCGCGTGGTCTGCAAAAGGCTCAACCGCTGCGAGTATTGCGCTTGCGGATGGCGTGAAAGACGTTTCTGGAAATGCGAATCACGGTCGGGCTTATGGCGGCGTTAGCGTTGTTGATAGCGAGATGGGGAAGGCGTTTTCGTTTGATGGCAATAATGATTATATTCAGAATCCCGCAATCGCACTGGACAGCTTTACGATTTCGGTATGGTTTCGCAGCGATGGCGACTCTTTAACCGGGGCAACCGGTTACAACACCATTATTGGCGACCCTAGCGGTAGACGACTATTATATGTAAGAGCTAGTGGCGGTCTTTTGGCGCAAATGGGCGCTGGAAATCATAATTCAACCATAACTCTTGCCAACGGGGTCTTAGGCAACATAGTATACACCTACGATTCTGTAACAATGACCTCAAAATGGTATGTAAATGGTGTTTATGCTGGTCAGCTGGTTGGAGCTGCTGGCTTTACGGCAGCGACCAGATGGGGTGCCTATGACGTTGTCAACTACATGCACAACGGCCTCATAGCCCATCCAAAAATCTACGACCGCGCACTAACCCCCGCAGAAGTAAAAACACTCTACATGCTAGGCACAGACCAAGAGAGCGGGGTTATTACTGCGGATAGGGTTGTTACCGGCGAGCTTAAGTCGTTGAACTACTCTACTACGGCGGGCAGCATGATCGACCTCGATGCTGGTGACGTAAAAATGGGCGGCTCATCTGCACCGCGCTTCAGCTTCACGAACAGCACCAATACCGGCGTGTTTGCGGGGTTTACGTTTAATGCTAAGGATTTAACGGCGGGGAGTGGCGCAACGGCAATAGGCATCAGCACAGACACAGCAAAACGCGCTTTCTGGGCTGGCGGCACCACGCCATCGACAGCGCCGTTTCAGATAGACCATGACGGCACCGGGGTCATGGGAGGTATGGCGGTCGGCTCAACAGGGATGGGCTCTCCCGGCACCGAAAATTCCGGCTCAAAATATTCTGTTATTGGCGTGTTTACTAGCGCCCACGACACTACAGGCACTATATTTGATACGGGATCTTCGTGTTTTTTGTCTCTGTCTTTTGTTGCCGGCCCGACAATGAACAGCATGGTCAGAATTGGCGCAACTGGCTACTATGACGGCTCGACAACCGACAAGGCACATATCAAGATCGTTGCTGAATCATCGGCTGATTATGCAATCGACACAAACGGCAAGATTCAAGGCGACTGCGTTGACATCTCTGACGAACGCCTTAAAAGCGACATTGTGCCAGTATCAACGCTCGACAAACTCAAATCTTTGAGCGTCACCGAATGGCATTATGACGACGACAAAATTAAGATTCGGGCGTATGACGACGAGGTAGAAGCGGCATTCAGAGAAGGCAAGCCAATGCCTATCCGTCACCTGAATATCTCAGAGATTGACTACAAGCCCAAAGAACGCCACATCGGGCCGATGGCGGCAGACTTTAACCGGCTTTTCGGAGTCTGCGACGGCAACGAAAGAGGCATAAACCTTTCCGACGGTATCGGCGTTGCCCTCCGCGCCATTCAAGAGCTTGCGGATGAGCTAGACGAACTTAAAGCAGAAAACGAAGAACTACGCGAAGCCTGCAAGCTACCAAAGAAACAAAAGAAGCAAAAACCTGAGCCGGTCTACCTCACCGACGAAGAACGAGAATACATCAAGATTGCTGAAACGGTAAACCAAAGGCTTAAAGCAATCGTTAAGCCTCATGCTGAAGAAGTAATGCGGAGGCTGAAAGAATGAACCCCGTCTTAATGCGCGAAAAGCGAGACTGCCACAACGCAGCCATTGCGACCGCTTGCGGTGTATCTTACGAGCAGGCAAGCAAGGCTACCCGACACATAGACCTACCCGGCCCGCTTGAATCGCCAGTTTTCAGCAACCCTTGGAACCTTTACCGGGCATTGCTTAATCTTGGCTATTGGAAACGTAATGTAACGCTGACAGATTTGCTAACAGGAAACTTCACGCCGATGAAAACAATAGTGCTTGTGCATGACCCTGACGACCCATTATTTTCCCAGCATTGGACAGTTCACGCAGGTATATCTCAAGCGGGTAATCATCTGCTTTTGTGGGGTGATAATATCGTGCCGAGAATTGTTAGCCCGGCAAAGTTAAAAATTTATTTTAAACGTGGCTGGCCTAATTGCGCTTTTGAAGTTTATAAAGCATCTATCTGGCGGCTGATTTTCCAGCGCCTTTTAAGTCTATTCAAAAAGGAGGCCTGACATGATCGAAGTTTTGAGCCTGTCTGCATTGGCCCTCGCTCTGACCTGGCTTCGGGTCGAGCTAATGTAACCGGGAAGGAGCGCGGGGAATGACGGCTTTTTTTGTTGCGCTTGAAAAATACCTCACCGGGCTGGCGCTGAACAACCTGCCTTTAGCTCTTTTGCTGATCATTGCGGTAGTTGCCTTGGCAGTTACTGTTACAGCTCGTTATAACGCCAAACTGAGCCAGCTCAAAGCCGAGCGGGAAGAAAACAAGGCACTCAAAAGGCAGGTCGGCAAGCTGATCATGCTCTTTGAAGCAGCGCCCTGCATCAGCAAGAAAAACGCAACCTGGCTCGGCGACGAACGGCAGAACGAAAAGCCGCCAGAGGAAATTGTCTGTCAATATCAGGTAGCAAAAGAAAAGGGGGAAGTATGAACTGGGATAAACTACTGCCGCCCGAGATGCCGACAATTAATCGCATCAAGCGGGCTGACTGGCTCGACGTTGACGATGCTCCGACATATCAGAAAATGAAGCCAAGCCGAATCGTCGTTCACCATTCTTATGTTCCGAACTCCGATCAATTCAAGGGCGACGAGACCGTGCGCTCGATCCACCGACACCATACGAAAACTAACGGCTGGAGCGACATCGGCTACCATTTCATTGTCAGCCCGGACGGCTTAACGATCTATGAGGGCCGACCAGCCGATGTTATCGGCGCCCACTGTGGCGGCACTCCGCCGAATGGCATCGAGCGAAATTTCGGCAATACCGGCAGCATCGGCATCTGCCTGATCGGGAATTACGACACAGAAGAACCGACCAGAGCGGCGCTTTATGCGCTATCAATCTTGATTTTCTCGCTTTGTGATCGCTTTGGAATCAACCACGACGCTGTTTTCGGGCACTGCGAAGCGTGGAGCAAACCGCCAAAAACCTGCCCGGGGCGCAAGCTATTCTCGGAACTTTTCGGGGTGCAGCGATGGGAAAATCTGAAGTTTTAACGCGGCCAGAGCTTGAGATCGAGGAAGCCGTGCGCGAAGTAGTTAAGATCGGCCTGCGGTTTGAGCATCAGGGCAAAATGGCCGAAGCGGCATCAAAGGAGCGACATGAATCCATTAGTAAAACTGGCGGCTCGGAGCAGGCTCGACAAGATCATGGCCGGGAAGAAGCCGGAGCCGGAGAAGAAACAGGCGTGGTGCCGGGGCAATAACTGCCCTCGGTTTAAAACAATGGGCGGCAGCTGCCCGAAAGAGCGCTGTCAATTTAACGGGGCCTGACGGCTCAATTTAAGGAGACAAGCTATGGAATTTCTCTCAAACAATCTCGATACCGTTCTACTCGTGATTCTGCTGGCTGCCAAGCTGCTGGAATACATCGCGCCGAAAACCGAGACCAAGGTCGATGACAAAATCGTCAGCGCGGTGAACTGGGGCTTAAAGCATGCCCGGGGCGCTTTTGAAATCGTCGAAGATCTCAAAGCCGTCGGCATCTTGAAAAACGCAAAAACAGACGCTTTCCGGGAAGAGCTCCAGAAGCAATACCGGAAAGTCTACGGCAAAGAACTGCCCGGCGAAGCTCTCGCGGCAGCTGAAAACGTGGCCGCCGGACTTGCTGCTGAAGATCACAATATCAAGCGCCTTGCGGGGTCTGTAGCGATTGCCCCGGACCCTCAGTCAGCCCCGGCAGCGCAAGGATAAGCGTCGATACTTCCGGGGCGACTTTATCAGCCAGGACGCGAAACGCTTTCTTGAATATTCGTAAAGACTGGAAGCGCGGACGGCCTGACGTGACGGCGGGGTTTGACTTTAAAATTTAGTCCTCCTCTCCTACCCTTAGCGGGTTTTTCACCCCTGGAGCAATCCGGGGGTTTTTTAATACGGGAGTTTTGCGATCTGGGCGGCGGCGTCGTTTGCTGCGTGAATATATCGCTGGGCTATAACCCCTTTTCGGTATTTTTCAAAAAATTTCTTAATTTTTCACTATTTTTCTTGACAATTAGTTAATGGCTAATTAAGATAAAGGTGTCAGGAGGTAATGCAATGAAAAAATACTATAATAAAAAAGAGGCAGCTGAAGCTCTCGGTGTCTCAGTAAAAACAATAGATAACTACTCTCAGCAGGGATTACTGACGGCTCTATATCCGGGCGGAATTCCCGGAAAAAGAGTCGTTTTTGCCGCCGATGAGATTGAAAAATTTTTTAGCCCGGCAACCACCGACTTAGTTAGCGATTAATGATCTTTAGGGAGAAAGACATGGAACTGCAAGCAATAACCAACAGATTCGTAAACGCCTGCTACTGGACCGGCGTCGACGCCGAAAAGAAAGGACACAAACTCGGTGCTGGAATCGTGAAGCGCTGCCGGGTTGCCCTGAAATGTCTCAGACGCGCCCACATAGAACTAGCCGCCAGCATTATGGCGGCACTGCCGGAAACCAGAATAATCTGGAAACAGGCCTTCAAGTAACCCCGGGCGGATTGCGGCGGTTCGACTCCGCCGACGGGGTCTGACCCTTAGCGGGGCGTTTGATATTGGGGCTTGCACAGGCCGGACAACCCCGCGCTTGTGCAAGCGAGAAATTAAAAGGTCCGGGAGGCTCGCCCAAAGGCCAAGGGAAAAGTGTTCACCAGTTGTTAAACCTCGTTTCTATGCCATGTGCAAACCAATTCATTCATTAAAGGAGAGAAAAATATGAGTGCAGCAAACTTACAGGTTGTAAAGCCAAAATCTAATAGCCGGGCAAACAACATTCGCGCCATGCTGGAGAAGAGCAAAAACCAGATTGCAATGGCATTGCCGAACCATTTAAACGCGGATCGACTTATCCGCGTGGCAATGACCAGTATTCAGCGAACTCCAAAGCTTCTTGAATGCGATCCCAAAAGCCTTATCGGTGCAATCATTCAATCAGCTCAACTCGGCTTAGAACCTGACGGCGTTCTTGGCCATGCCTACCTCATTCCATACGGCAACACAGTTCAATTCATTCCTGGTTACAAAGGACTGATCGACCTTGCCAGGAGGAGCGGCCAGGTGGTTTCAATTGGTTCTCACGTTGTTTACAGCAACGAGAAATTCACTCTCAAGTTTGGTTTCAGCGAAACACTTGAACATGAACCACTGCCACCAAGCCAGCGCGGAGAAAAGAAAGGCGTTTATGCTGTGGCAAGGCTGAAAGATGGTTCTGTTCATTTTGAATGGTTGTGGGCTGAGGAAGTTGAAGATGTGAAAAAATCCTCTAAAGCCAGCAACTTTGGCCCCTGGAAAACCCACGAAGATGAAATGTGGAGAAAAACCGCAATTAGAAGACTGGCAAAGTATTTACCTCTTTCGGTTGAGTTTGCCAAAGCTGCAGCAGTTGATGAATTGGCCGATGCGGGAATCAGCACGCAGGAATATTTTGATGACTCTATTGAAGTGTCTGCATCTCCTGCCAGAAGTATTGATGATGCCTTTTCAGAAATAGCTGAAGAAGCCGCAGAAACAGAAGAAAAGCCTGATGTAATTCAGCAAAAAACTGAAGAAGCAGCTAAAAAAGCAACCGAAAGCAATCAGATTTCTTCAGTGAATGAGGAAATTGACGCTTATCAAATCAAGCCCGGCCCAATGACAGCTTATGTTGTTCGGGCACTTGGCGTCAATAAACCAAGAAATCAGTGGTCTGAAGAAGAATCGCAAAAAGTTCTAGCTGAAATCAAGAAAACCAAGGGGGAAAAATAACAATGGAATACTTGTCGCCTTCAAAGCTTAAAAGATTCAGAACCTGTCCTTTTCAATGCAAAAACGAACCTTTCAAAAGAAACCCTGCCGTAGACTTCGGCAACGCTGTTCATAAAGGCCTTGCCGCCATTCTTAACGGGAAAGACTTCTGGTCTGCTTATCGCGGAGAAGCCGGGAAGCTTGGTATTCCTACTGATAAAGAGGAAGATGCAAAAGCATGTCTTGAGTTCGCCGAGACAATAAACATTGATCGAGACGCAATTATTACCATTGAGTCTGGAGATGGTGAAGTTGAGCTTTACGGAAACAAATACTTTCAAATCCCTCTTTCAAAAGAATGGGGAATTCGCGGCGCGATGGATGCCGTATTTGTTGATAACAATGGCGGACTCGTTATCCTCGACTGGAAAACTGGTCAGACAAAAGAAGAAGACGATCTTCAGCTTGCAATTTATGCTCTTTCGGCTTGGAAAAAATACGGCGCATTTCCTTACATTGTTACCAAATTTGCCTACGTTCAGCAGGGATTTACACAAACAACATCATGGGACGCTGAAACCCTTGTTGGCGCTCTTGAATACCTAAAGCCTTTGGCAGAGGACTATTTAAGAGCTAAGAAAGAAAACAACTGGCCTCAGACTCCACACAAGTGGTGCAAGTATTGCGAACTTCGAGAGACTTGCGAAGCTTATAAAAAGCAGCTTGTCGCGAAGCCAGATCGTGCCAGTTACGATATTGATCCGACTCTTGAAAATCTCCCGGCAATTCTTGAGTATTTCGACAAAGTTAAAGCTATTGCTGACACTGCCTATTCTATCCAGGCATTAATGAAGGAAAAGTATGAGGCGGTGCTTAAAGAACATGGCAAAGTCACAATCGGAGGCAGAACCTTCGAGCTTAAGGAAAAGGTCTGTCGCTATAACTACGATCTTCCTGTGATTTTCGGAGCAACACAAGAAATCATCGGAAGACCGCCGCTGGAGCTTTGCGAGTATTCGAGCGGCGGCGCAAAACTGATTGAAAAGCAGCTCGACAAAGAAAACAAGAAGCTTTTCAAGACCATCATTGAAAGCAATCGAGAAGTTAAGAGCAAGGCCAAAATTCTGACAATCTCAATCGCCAAAGAAGCGCCGTCAGAAACCGACTCTGAAGGGCAAGAACTTGACGAGGCCGCTGCATGAACTGCAAATCTTGCGGAAAAGAAATCATCTGGCTCAAGACCAAGAATGACAAGAGTCACCCATTCGACGCGCGAAAAACACTGGTAGCAGTCCAGGGCTCTGACAACAAAACTCACGTCGTTAGCGGGCATGTTTCACACTTTGCAACCTGCCCGAATGCAGCTGAACATTCACGAAATTAAGGAGGAGTTATGACAGAAGAGAAAAGGGAAGCCCTGAATTTCCGTTCCATTCTGGAGCAGGTAGAGGGCAGTTACAAAGGCAATGTTGACACTCTTGATGAGCTGATAAAAGAGGCTTTCATCGAGACAGTGTAAAAGAAAAAGGCAAAGAACTTTTGATTCTCAGAAATTATTAAGGAGCAAGAAATTGAACTCAGAAAAACAGATCGAAAAAGAAATTCAGGAAAAAAATCTGGATGCACCAAGGCTATGTCCCGCAGATATTGACAGGATTATAGTCGGCGAAACTTACACAACGCTTCCCAGCGGTAAAGCAATGATTTGTGAGCTGACTCTGAAAAATGGATTTTCAGTTCGCGGTGAGTCTGCGTGCGTAAGCAAAGAAAACTTTAATGAAGAAATCGGGCGAAAAATTGCCCGGGAAAATGCTAGGAATAAAATATGGGAGCTTGAGGGCTATTTGCTGCAACAGGGTTTAATGCCAACGATCCTCAACATTCGAAAAGTTGCAGAGGTTTGCCATGAGGTAAACCGTGTCTTTTGCGAATTTATAGGAGATAGCTCTCAGCCTGCATGGAAAGATGCTCCTGCATGGCAAAAAGAAAGTGCAATAGATGGAGTGCATTTTCATTTAAGCAATCCAGATGCAGGGCCAAGCGCGTCTCATGATAATTGGCTGGCGGATAAAGAGGCCGCAGGGTGGAAGTATGGGCCTATAAAAGACCCTGAAAAAAAAGAACACCCCTGCATGGTGCCTTATGAACAGTTACCACGAGAGCAACAGGTAAAAGACTCTCTTTTCATAGCCGTTGTTAAAACCATGTGCTACGGACACGGATAATTTATATTTTATGGCGGGGCTTCGGCCCTGCCTTTGAAAGGGAAACAATGAAACTAGAATTCTTTGTTCAGGGCGAACCAAAAACCCAGGGAAGTAAAAGGGCAATTTACAACCCGAAGGCAAATAGAACCTTTGTGAAGAATGACAACGAAAAAACCGGAAGCTGGCGAAGTGATGTCAGAAACGAAGCTCAGAAAGCTGTTAAACGAACTGGCTGGAAAATCCCGGAAATAAAAACCGGAATCAACGTCGAAATGGCTTTCTTTTTCAAGAGGCCGAATGGTCACTTCAATTCAAAAGGTCTCGTGAAAGATTCTGCTCCAGGCAATCACACAAAAAAGCCTGACCTTGTTAAGTGTGCCCGAGCTGTTGAGGATGCTCTGACAGGGCTGGTTTATGAAGATGATTCTCAGATATGTCACGAGTCTTTAACCAAGGACTTCTGCATGACAACTGAAAATCAGGGAGTCTGGGTAAGAATATCGACGAGGTGAAACATGCTTAGTCAGATAATCAAAGTGAATGGAACGCTGGTTACATACAGGACAGCGATCAATATCACAGAAAAACGCGGCGGCGTTTACGGGCGAGGGAAGCAGATCTATTGCGTGCGCGATTGTATGCAAAATGAAGAATGGGAGCTTGAGCACGTCTTTGAACAGGGCGCTAATGTTCTTGCCAAGAAGATGCTCACCAAGCCGAAGGCCGGAAGAAGGAAGATTAAGGAGGGCGCAAACCATGTCGAAGCCAACCAAAGCAAAAGCTGAATACTTCCCGCATTACGCTAACAGCGGAAAGACAATGTTCATTCTCGAAAGCAAATTCGGCAACGATGGTTATGCCGCCTGGTTCAAAATTGTTGAAATGCTTACTGCGGCAGAGAATCACTTTTATGATTGCAGAAATCCCGATAACTGGGAGTTTCTGTTAGCAAAAACCCGACTGAGCGGGATAATTGTTACAGAAATACTCGATTTGCTGGCGAGACTTGGTGCAATCAACCCAGAATTCTGGAAATATCAGGTTATCAGGTCAGATAATCTCATCGAAAACTTGAGCGGTCTGTATAGTCGCCGCAAGGTAAATGTCATCAGTAATGACGAGTTAAAGGGATTACTGTTTGCAGATACCCATATTACTAATACCGAAAAAGAGTTATTGCATACAGAAAACCCTCTGAGCGGGGCAAATGTTAACATTTACCCACAAAGTAAAGTAAAGGAAAGTAAAGTAAAGGAGAGTAAAGAAAAGGAACGCGCCGTTGAAAACGTCGCTGATGTTTCTGAAACCGACAACGAACTTTCCGATTCTTCCAACAAAAAGCCAGGGCAAACTTTCAAACTGCCTGAATCGCTCCAGACAGCTGATTTTGTAGCTGCATGGGGAGAATGGGCGCAACACAGAAAAGAGATCCGCAAAAAACTCACGCCTTCCACAGCAGAACAGCAGCTTAAAAAGCTGGCCAGCATGGGAGCGCAAAGAGCTATTGCGGCAATACGCCACAGCATAACGAACGGCTGGACGGGAATTTTCGAGCCGACTGAACCCGCACGCAAGGGAAAAGGCAACTGGCTTGAAGACCTGCAAAACCTTGATGTTACAGGAGACTTATGATGCTTACCAACGACGGATTCAAAAAGGCGCTTGCCATTGTTTTCTCAGTTCACCAGCAGCTTGAGCCAAAAGAAAACAAGAAATTCATCTACAAAGCATGGTATCGCATGCTTCAGGACATTTCAGACGGCCCCTTGCTCGATGCAGCGGTTCGGTTTGTTACCGAAACTCCGAAATTGTTTCCAGGTGACAGCTTTATTGCCATGATCCGGCAACTTGCGAAACCGGTTTTGCAGGAAACCGAAGGCGATGTTGTCGAACTGGCATTCCAGGCTGTGCGCGACTTCGGTTACATGCGCGAGCGTGACGCGATGGAATGGCTGAAAAGCAAAAGCCCGCTCATCGCTGCTTCCGTCCGTAGAATCGGCTACCTGGAGCTTTGCCGGAGTGAAGAGCCGGACGTAATACGCGGCCAGCTTCGGGCGATTTTCAAGTCAGAAAAAGACCGGTCTATGCAAGCAGGCGGCATTGTCGAAAGTGCAACCCATCTCAACAACGGCCTGCCGGACAACGAAAGACTGCTCAGTCTGACCAAGAACATCGGCAAAAGCTTGAAGGTGTTGCCTGGAGTGAAACATGCCGCATGAAAAACCATACCTGGACAGTGAATACCAGAAGCGCCACGACGCTGAACTTCGCGAACAATGGGAAAAAGAAGCGCGGGTATTCAATGTTCAAAACGAAGCAATCAGAACAGTTTTGGCTGAGTGCCCGTTTGAGATCAGATCGGCTCAAGATTGCCAATTTTGCGGCAACGAGGCCTGTATAAAAGCATGGAGGGAGCAAAACAAGCTATGGGGATTGACGGAAAAGGAAGCAAACGAGCAGTCGAAAGTTGCTTGTCTTGCGAGCGCTCAAGAGTCTATTCGGGTTCGAGAATCAAGGCGGTCTGTGAGATACCAAAATTATCAAGAAGAGAAAAACTCAGGCCGCCCTGGCGCAAATGCGAATGGTTTAAAAAGCGGAAGTCTTTTCGACGAGCGCGGGCTGAGATTGAGCGCAAGGACGCCAGAATCAAAATTCTTGAAGGCTGCGTTGACGACATGACCAACGAACAGGCAGCGCTATGCGCTGAAGATCAGAGCATAACTGAGCTTGTTGCAAGCAAAGACAAGCTCATTGAGCAGATGCGGAATGTCTTAAAGAGTGTCAGCTATGTGTTGTCTAATACTTGTTGCTTGACAGATGACGAATTTATGGTAGTCATGGAAGAGCTACAGGAGCCGGTTAAGGCCGCTCTCGAAGCGGCGGGGAGGGGTGAGTAGTTAACCAACACGATACCCGGCCATAGTGCCGGGTTTTTTTATGTCTCCGGTTCGAGTCCGGTTCGAGTCCGGTTCGAGTCCGGTGATACTTCCGCCCTCCTCTCTACTCCATAGGGGGGAGAGAGTCGGCGGTCGGCGCATAATTATAATGTTTCCCCTGCGAGAAAAATATTTTTATTTTTTTTGATTATTTTCTTGACATATATATCAAATTGATATATACTAATAATGTAAGCGGTTGGGAAAACAAAAACCGCAAAACCAAAACGAGGAGAGTTGAAAATGAAAAAATTGTATTCGATTTCAAATAAAGAAGGATGCGTATTAGAATCAAAGTTCTTTGATGACGACAAAAGCGCCGTGAGCTACTTTAAGGCGAGCTACGAGCCTCTTGCCGGCTGTTCTGTTACTTCGATAGACGAAAACCAAAATATGGAACTTGTTAAAAGTTTCTGATTCTCCAGCAAAACCGCCAGCCGGGGCGGAATACGAAAATACCGGCAGCTCTGGATAAAAGCTGGAGCGCGACTAATGGCAAAAACTTTAATCTCGGTCCGGGTTTCGGCCCGGACAAACGGCCAGATTAAAAATCTGGCGCAGAAACTTCAGACTTCGCAAGCCGAAGTTGTTGCGCGAGCGGTAGAGGCTTTCTACCGCTCAGAGAACAAAGGAGGAGAATAATCGACTTATAATATTTAAAACAAGGAAACCCCGGAGAAATCCGGGGATTTTTTTGTTTCGGGTCGAGGGAAAAATTTCCCGATCGCATCAAAATTTTACACGGGAAAATCGACCGGTCGGAACCGAGTTTTTTATTTTTCAAATGGTTTTAAATTTCAAGCGCAGCAGATGCAGCAGAATTTTTATTTTAAATTTCAAGCGCAGCAGACGCAGCAGAGTCATTTAAAAATTCGGTAGGGAAAATTTACCTTTTGCTTGCGATTTAAGATTAAATAGTTTAATATTAAATTGACCCCCGCTAAGGCACTAATTTTTTGCTGCGGGGTTTTTCTATGTTTCAAACACCTAATCGTTCAAGATTCTGGCGACTTGTTGCCGCGTCTCTGGCGATCATCTCAATTCTGATCTGCCTTATTGGCTGTCGTCATCGTGACGGTTATGTCGACGCGGGTCCGGTTATGGTCGACGACTCAATGGCTCCTGCTGGCTGGCAGTTGCCTAGATACCCACAGACCTATGATCGGTCGTTTTAGGAGGCGGATTGATGAAAAGTTTTATCACAGGAGTATTTCAAGGGCTTTCAATCCTTTGTTTCTTTCACCCTTTTGCATACTGGTGGCAAAACGAGGGACTTAGCCAAATGCAGGTTTTTAAAGACTGCTGGACGACGATAGCCTTATCCGTTCTGTTTTCTTTCATCGCCTGGCAATTAATGGAGAACCAACCATGACAACGGCTCCGAAACGATTCTGCAACCACACTGGCTGCTCAGTGCTGGTCGAGCGCGGCATGTGTGAGAAGCACCGGACAAGGGAGCGATACTGCAAGCACCCCGGCTGCAACAAGATCGTGACCGATAGCAACTGGTGCGCAGATCATCAACCGCAACGCCGCTACGATGATCGACGCGGGCCAGCTGCTGCGCGTGGTTATGACGCTAGATGGCAGCAAGTCAGGGCGGCATACCTGGCGAAGTATCCGCTGTGCGGCAGGTGTCAGTCTCGCAGCGTTGTCAGGGCTGCCGACATGGTTCACCATATCGTTGCTATCAGGGACGGCGGCGCGCGGCTGGATAACGACAACCTGCTGTCACTGTGCTGGCACTGTCACGGCAAGGTCGGCGGGCGAGGCGAGAGCGTCGATCAGGTCATGGTCTATAAGCGGCTCTATCAAAGCGGCTCAGAAGCGGGATAGAGGGCGCAGCATCGGCTATTAGCCGCATCAGTGGCGAATCTTCGCCTTTTGTGGTAAAATTACCACAGGGGGGGGTGAAAAGTTCACAGGTCTCGGGTGCAGAC